CAGTTAAAGATTATGAAAAATGATAGAGTTGACCACCCACGCAAAAAGTCAAAGGACTTGGCTGATGCTGTGTGTGGAGCAATATTTGGGGCAATATCACATACCCCAAAAAATATAGACACTGAAGTAGAGGTTCATACTTTTAAGGATAGACCAAAAACTCCAGAAGAGCAATTTGACTTAGAAAGTCGAAATGTGATACAATATAAACCTAGCCAAATAGCAGATATCCAAGACTATTTGGATGGACTAAAAACACTATAACAGAAAAGGAATAAAATGAATTCATTTAAGAAAATCGCACTAGCCGTGGTTGCAGCCATGACTTTGGGCATGGTCGCAGTAGCACCTGCAAATGCTACAGTAATGACAGTCGCAGTAACACTAGACTCAGTAGCAAACACTACTAACGGTGTAATCGCAACACCTGCTACATTACCAGTCCCAGCAGATAACACAATCGATGCAGCAGATGCATTGCGTTTTGTAGCAACAGTAGCAGCAGGAACATCAGTTACTGCATCAGCAACTAACGCAACAATCGTATCAGCACTACACACATCAGCAGCACCAGTCGGAGCATCGTCAGGATCATCATCTTTGACAATTGCAACAGGTACTGGAACAACTGCAACATTTTTTGTCTACACAAAGACAACAGCAATTGGTACAGTTGTAATCAACAACGGTGGAACAACTCTTACATACTATGTACAGGGTACTGCTGGAAAGATTAACAACCTAACAGTTTCAGCACCTACAACAGGCGCAGCAGGAACTAAGCAAGAGATTACAGTAACTGCTACAGATACATTTGGTAACAAGGTATCTGGTAAGTCAATTACAGCAACCGTATTTGCTTCAACAGCAGTTATGGACACAGCAACAGTAACAACTGGTGCTACACTTTCAGATTTTGGAGTTGCAAAGTTTAGTGCAACACTCCCAGCAACTGGAACTCGTTCACTTATTACATTTGCTCCAACAACTGCTTCAGATGCAACAACTGCAGATGTAATTGGTCTACCTGCTCGTGCACTTGCACCTTTTGCAGAGATCGCAGTTCGTGATCTAGTATCAGAACTTTCTGCTGAAAGAGCAGCACTTGCTTCTGAAAGAGCAGCACACGCTTCAACAAAGGCTCAACTAGAGGCAGAGATTAAGGCAAAGTCTGCACTTGCAGAAAGCCTAGCAAAGGCCAATGCTGACCTAGTAAAGGCAACAGCAGAAGCAACTGATGCAAAGAAGGCAGAAGCAAGCGCTCTAAAGGCACTTGCAGATGCAGGCGTTGCTGCAGATAAGATTATTGCACAGTTCAAGTTGGACTTGGAAGCAGCGAATGCTTCACTTGCAACACTTACTGCAGAACTTGCAGAACTAAAGGCTACACATGCCAAGGCACTTGCTGATCTAAAGGCTACATCAGATAAGGCACTTGCAGATGCAAAGGCTGCTTCAGATAAGGCAGTTGCAGATGCTGTAGCAGCAGAGAAGGTAGCGGGTGCAAAGTCACTTGCAGATGCAAAGACTGCATCAGATGCTGCTCTTCTTGCTAAGGATGCACAGATTGCTAAGTTGACAGCAGATAACGCTGCTGCACTTAAGTCTGTAAAGACTGCATTCAACAAGTTGGCTCTTCAATGGAACAAGAAGAATCCAAAGGCAAAGGTTGCTTTGCTAAAGTAATTCGTCCAACATTAAAGGGGTTACCAATTACGGTAGCCCCTTTTTTGTGCAATAAAATGGTATAATCATCCTATCAGACATGTCGTCTGCAAGGGGGAAAGGTAATTAAACGACTACTAAGAATAGTAACGGCCACAGTCTTAGCCTTTGGCTGGCTACTTATAGCCCCCCAGGAAGCCCACTCTGATGATCCACTCACAGTAGCAGCCCAAGAAATACAGGAACTTAACGATAGCGTAGATGACCTTGGCTATCAGGATAACTTTATAGATCTTATAGAGATAGCAGAAAATAAGTTTGCCTCAGCCACAAATGCGAAGGAACTTAAAGATGATGCCTATGATGCCCACGAAGATGCAGTAGAAGCAGAAGCCACAGCCTTAGAATCAAAGAACCTTGCTCAGTCAAATGTGGATGGGCAGACAGCCACAGTAGCCTTAGCCCTTGAACATAAAGACAATGCTCTTGAAGAAAGAAACGATGCACAGGATGCTCTCAGCATAGCCAATATTAATGTTCAAACTACTCAATCAAGTATGCAGAGTGCTGGAGGAACAGGTTTGGCATACACTGTTTATACTCTTGTTAGACAGGGTAATGTTGCTACCCCAGGATCTGTTCTTTGTTCTGGTACTTGGAACTCAAGCCACATGCAACTACCAGTTTGTGGTAACAGATACGAAAACTTTATAGTTAAATTTACTGGTCAAATAACAGTACCGTCCTGGTTCACATCAACATATTTTGCAGGATATACAGATGATGGATTTAGAATGTATGTAGACGGAAATCTTGCAATAGATCAATGGATAGAGCAAGGAACTACTTGGAGCGATTATTCACCAGTATATGATGTTAGCGAAGATAAAACATTGAGTGTAGAGATTTGGTGGTATAACGGTGGAGGACCAGGATCTTATCATCTTGGATGGGCAATTCCTGGAGGATGGACTGGAGCAGGCTGCGACTATGCTGGAGATCCAAGAGTGTGGGGACAAAACTTTAGTTGTAATCTTAATACATTTTCCTCTGGATCAGGACCAACCCAAGCACAGACAGATGCTTACAATGATGCTGTTGCAGCAAAGGATATAGCACAAACAAACTATAACAATAAGTTGGCAGTATACAATGACAAACTAAGCGTATACAACTCTGAGAATGCAACACTGTCATCAATGAATCAGGTTTTGCAAACTAAGACACAGGAACATCTTGATGCCGTTGCAGATACAGAAGATGCTTTAGAGTTAAAGAATAGCAAAATAGAAATATACAATCAGTCAATAATTGATTTAAATAATGCTATTGATGACGCATGGCGTTACTATGATGAGCAACTACAAAGAGAAATTCAGTCTGCCATTGCTCAAGCAGCAGCCAACGCTGCAGCCAATCAGCCTACTCCAGAACCAACTCCAGAAACAAGCCCTGAACCAAGTCCTAAGCCTACAGAAGAACCTACAGAAGAACCTACAGAAGAACCTACAGAGGAACCAAGCCCTGAACCAACAGAAGAGCCAACTCCAACTCCAACTCCAAAGCCTACAGAGGAAACAAAGCCTACTCCTACGCCAAAGCCATCCCCAAAGCCTACAGAGGAACCTACGGAGGAGCCTACAGAGGAGCCAACTCCTGAACCTACAATAGAACCTACACCAGATCCAGAACCAACTACAGAACCAACTACAGAGCCTACTGAGGAACCCACAGAAGAGCCTACTCCTGAACCTTCACCAGAACCAGGACCAGATCCTGAGCCTGAAGAAAACCCATGGACTGAGCCAGATGTAGAAGTTAAAGATGAGGTTTTAGCAGAACTTATTCCTGAAAAGGGTACAGGAACAGCAGAAGATTTATCTGGAGTTATTGCTAACCTTACAAGCAAGGATAATAAGTTAGTTACACTTTCTGCTGAACAAGTCACAGCAGTAAGTCAAACCCTTAAAGCATTGACGCAAGAAGCAAAAGTAGAAGTTGCAGAAGACCTTGGTATTAAGCCGTCAGAAGTTGCAGAGATTGCTGAGCAGATGAAGTCTAACCCAGCACTTGCTGAAGCATTTGTTGAGTTTACTGACAGAGCAGAATCAGCAGGGGATACACCAATGCCATTTACATTAGCAGATGCAGTAACAGAGGTACAAACAGAGGCATTCTTAGCAGACCCACTTGGAGCAGTCTTTGCAGTGGACCCAGTAGAACTACTATCTAATTTCTCTGAGTTAGGTAGCGACATGACAGATGATCAGAGAGAAAAAGCGCAAGAAGTAATTGTCCCAGTGATCATCGTATCACAAATTGCAGGGGCAATGATAAGGAGGAACAAATGAAAATAATCAATAAGGCCATAAACCTGGTAGGCAAAATGCTAAAGGGATTAATGAAATGGTTTAAAGATGCAGGAATGGAATTAATTGCACAGGCATTTACCCTCCTTGGCTTCTTTATTGCATGGCTAACTTTGACGGGATCAGCAAGAGACATTGTTGGTATTGCAGTACTTGCAACCACAGTAATCTGGCTTATCACAATCCCGCTAAGAAAGGAGGACTAAACATGGCAACTAAAAAGGTAGTAGAGCCTCCTAAGAAGGAGCACCCACAAAAGGCAATCACTAATATTTTAATGAGAATCCTAGCAGTCTTTGCAGCATCTGGTCTGTCAGTACTTGGTGCTGGGGCAGTGGTTGGAATTGACACAATGCAGGCAGTATTCTTAGCAGGACTATTAGGCGTAGCAACAGTCATTGAAAGACTGGCAAGGGCTTTTTTGGACGATGGAAAACTCACATTGGCAGAGATCAATGATGCGTTTAAGACGGTAGACAAAAAGGCTAATTAGTCATTATTGACGGTAGTTGACAGCCCTCTCTAGGCAATGGTATACTTAAGTATCACCTATCTGGAGAGGGCTCTGTCATGACCTGTATTGCAGTTGTACGCCATGAAGATAAAATTTACATGGCTGGAGATCGTGGAGCATCAGATGATGGTACCATTCTAGCACTTGAAGCACCAAAGGTTTGGAAGATAGGTCCATACTTAATTGGATATGCTGGATCAATGGACGGAGAAAGAATCCGTTACAACTTTAAACCAACTGCACCTAACATTAAAGATACAGATAGGTTTATGCAGACAAGGTTTATTAAAGAACTGCGTGAATTCTATAATGAGTTCTGGGTAGACACATCTAAAGATGGAGACCTTGGTTTAATTATTGCAGTTCGTGGAAACATCTATGAACACAGTTCTGGAGATATGTCTTTATCTAAGTACACACTTCCATATCTTGCCATGGGCTCTGGCGCAGAGTATGCTTATGGGGTTTTGTATGCAACAGATAAGCAGAAAAATGCAAGGAATAGAGTAATGCAAGCAGTAAATGCTGCTATTAAATTTAACCCATCATGCATGGGACCAGTTGACATCATAAGCGCTTAGGGGTATACTTATAATATGAGCGAAGAATTTGAAGAGATCCTAAAGGACATTCAGAACATAGAGTCAGACTTTGATGAGTTTGAGATCTGGCTTGAAAACGGAATTGAGCGGGGATGGGTAACAGAGCCGTTCTGCAATACTCATGAGGGAGATCCCTATATGACAGATGAAGAACAACAAGAATGGGAAGAGGGCGGAGACCCTTGCCAAGTAGTTTTAAAAATCAAACAATAACAACAACAAGGAGAACACAATGAAGAAGACACTACTAGCACTACTATCAATCGCAATTGCATTTACAGCACTTGCACCAGCACAGGCACAAGATCAAAAGGTTTTGGCTATTATTGACACAGCCATTGATTCAAAAAATTTCTCATCTATTATTTATGAAGTATGTTTCTCACAAAACCTATCTTGTCCAAACAAGACTAACTTTGTAGAGGGTCCAGGCGCAGCCAGCGCAGTTGTATGGCCAAAATCTCTCAATGACGGAACACACCACGGAGACTGGATGACAAAGGCAGCGCTCAAGGTTGATCCTAGCGTAAAGATTGTTTTTATTAGATACTCAAATGTTACCGCTTCAGGCTCTTCAGCAAACAGACCAGAGTCTTTGGTCGCTGCAATTGATTGGGTATCAAAAAACTCAGATAAGTATAGTATTGACGCACTATCTATTAGTCAGGCTGCAGTAGATACAGGAAACCTTAGTCGATGCAATGTAAATAGTCCAAACTTTGACAATGTCACTACTGGAGCAGTTTCTTTATTAAACGCAAAGAATATTCCAGTATTTGTTGCAACAGGAAATCATGCTCGATCTGATGTTATTGGTTGGCCTGCATGTACTCCTGGGGCTATTGGTGTTGGAGCATTAACTACAGCCACATCTTTGCTACTTGAAAAAGCAACAAACAGAGGTCCTGGACTCGATATTGTTACATTCGGAGCATTAGAAATTTACAAGGGAACTATTCCTACTGCTAAGTTTAATCTTTCTGGATCTTCAGGAGCCACAGTTGTTTCAGCAACAACATACTTAAAAAATAATACATACAAAACTTTTCAAGAGTATTTTAATGCTCTTCCAAAGATTGTAATTAATACAGTTTCGTATAGTCGCAACTAGACGAATGTCCTGGGCATGACTAAAACTGCCTTCTATGCCCTATAACTCAGATGGTAGAGTGCCGAACTGTTAATTCGGATGTCCCTGGATCGAGGCCAGGTGGGGCAGCGGAAAACTACCGAAAGGAACACAATGCAATTTCAACCAACAAGCAGACAAGAAGAGTTTGTTATAGACCTCATGGATCAAAAAACTGGGGGATACTATGTAGAACTAGGAGCATATCACTCTAAAAATGGTAGCAATACATATAGACTAGAAACAGAGTTTGACTGGAATGGCGTATCCTTTGAGATAGTTCCAGAACTACATAAAGAAATAACAGAAAACAGAAAGAACCCTTGCATCCTTGGAGATGCCACAAAGTTTGATTACATTAAATACTTTGAAGAAAATAATTTTCCTAATCAGATAGATTACTTGCAGGTTGATATTGATTCTGGATACAAACTTAACGGAAGGCCAGACGGAAATCATTATCTATCTTTGCATGGATTGATTGCAGTACCGCTAAATAAATACAGGTTTACGGTTATTACATTTGAGCATGATGCAAACATGTACTGGAGAAATATTGCAATGAGAGATGCTCAAAGAGAGATTTTGGATTCATTAGGTTATTCATTGGTAGTAAGAGAGTACCATGAAGATTGGTGGGTGGATCCAAATATTGTTGATTTAGAAAAATATAGAAAACACTTTAAGTGGGAAACCCTATAGGCAGGGCAACGCCTATTGTGATATAATAAGATAAAGATACCTATAAGGAGGTAATCATGGCTGCAAAAGGATCAGTAGAAGCAATTATAGAGGTTGCAAAAAAAGAATTGGGCACAATTGAAGGCCCTAAAGATAACGAAACAAAGTACGGAGCATGGATCAAGGTTAATTTCCAACCATGGTGCCAGTCATTCGTTTCTTGGACAGCATTTACTGCGGGAGTAAAGTCATTCCCTAAGTCTGCATCAACAGTAGCAGCAGCAGATTGGTTTAAGAAGGCTGAGCGTTGGTCAGATGCTCGTAATGATGATCCAACACCAGGAGACTGGATCTATTTTGATTTCCCAGAAGATGGCGTAAATCGTATTTCACATGTTGGTCTTTGCATTAAGAACAACGGCGATGGAACAATTCAAGTTATTGAAGGAAACACTTCAGGAACTGCAAAGGGAGATCAGCGCAACGGCGGAATGTGTGTTGAGAAGACTCGTGCATATGTGAAGAACAATAAGAAGAAGTTAGTTAACGCCGTAGTTGGTTGGGGTCGTCCAGTATACACTGGAGAAGAAAATGCTCCACTACTAAACAAGGTAACAGCATCTGCAACAACATCAACACCAGCACCAAAGAAGGCTGCAAAGCCTGCTGCAAAGAAGTCATCTGGTGGCGGAGGAAAGGCTCAGGTAGCACTATAATGGAATCTAAAAAGAAATCAGTACTAAAAACAATCAGTTGGCCATTTGTACATTTTACTTTTGTTTCTGGAATTTTATTTGCAGCAAGCCATATAATTTATGGTGAGGCTGAATGGGAGTATGTTGGACTATATGCACTTTCATACATGGCATTAGAAATGACATTCTATTACCTACATGAGAGAGTCTGGGCAAAGTTTGGACACAAGGTAAAATAATGCGTATTAAATTTATTAGGTTTGTTGTTAAAACACTTGGATATGAATGGGGTGGAGACAATCTCAATGCACCAGTCTGGACAGTAAAAGCAAAAAAGAAGAAGTAACGCATGGCACTGTACGAATATGATTGCATGCCATGTGCAAAACGCTACACTAAAGAGCGTTCAATAAAAGATAACGATCCTGGATATGTCTGTGAGACTTGCAATCATACCTTAGTTCGTGTATACTCTAATGTAGGAGCAGTTTTCAACGGTAGTGGATTTTATTCCACTGATAATAGAAAGAAATAGGCAGTATACTATGAAGACAATGATTGATGAAGCAGTAGAAATAAAGCAGTGGAGACTATCTCCATTGGATAGGTGTGACTCTTGTAGTGCGGAGGCTCTAGTTCAGGTAACTGGCATCTCTGGAGACCTAATGTTTTGTGGTCATCACTATAATAAGATTATGGATAGTTCTGAAGGATATAAGAAGATGATGTCTTTTGCGCTTAGCATTGTTGACGAACGAGAAAAATTAGTTAGTTAAAATGAACAAGTTGTCAGAAAACTTTAACTTTAATTTTTTTGGAAACTATGATATATCATCAATCCAAAAATATATTAATAATTTTTCTGATGAATGGTTTATTGATACATCAAGACAAGATATTTTCCAAGCACACAAAGACACTAATTCTTACTTTGTATACAAAACAAATCTTGCTTGGAAACAAGGAGAACCTCTTGTTGTTGAAGAAAAAAGCAATGACAAAACACTACTTGACATGATTAATCCAATTATTAAAGACTTGGAACTAAAGCATAATGGAATTAGGAGCAATGTTCTTTTTATAAAATTAAAAGCAGGACATAATATTTCTGCACATTCTGATAGTGGTGAGTATTTGCTTTCCTCAAGAAGGCATCACATACCAATTATTACATCAGACCAGACTTTTTTTACTGTTGGATCAGAAAAAATTAACATGTCAGAAGGAGAATGCTGGGAGATTAACAACTCAAGAGTACACTCAGTAGAAAACAGTAGCAAAATTGACAGAGTGCATTTGTTAATTGACATTATGCCAAACACAGAGATAGGTGAAGAATGATTATTCAGATTATTGGTCTGCCAGGTGCTGGTAAGACAGAGTTGGCCAAGGCACTCAAAGAAAGAATTAACGCCATTCACCTTAATGCAGATGAGGTCCGTGCAACAGTAAACTCAGACTTAGGTTTTAGCCCTGAAGATAGAATTGAACAGGCAAGACGTATGGGGGACATGGCAAGACTTATTGCTAAGCAGGGAGTTGCTCCAGTGATAGTTGACTTTGTGTGCCCTACCGACTTGACTCGTGCAGCATTTGGCAAGCCAGATATTTTAATTTGGGTAGACAGAATTGAGTCTGGAAGATTTGAAGACACAAACAAGATGTGGGAAGACCCAGAGTCATGCGATGTCAGAATCCCCTGTGGGATGACAGTAGAAGAAGAGGCTGACCTTATCATTGCTGCTTGCCAGTTACACGACTGGACAGCCCCTACAACCCTTATGCTGGGCAGATATCAGCCATGGCATGAAGGACATCACGCTCTTTACAAAGAGGCAGGGAAGAGAACAGAGCAGGTTTTGCTGGGAGTACGTAATACATACAATACAAGCGAGAAAGATCCACTTAAGTTCGATCAGGTAAAAGAATATATTGCCAAGGATGAATTTATGGATGGTGCATTAGTATTAAGACTACCAAACATTACCAACATTGTATATGGTAGAGATGTTGGATACAAGATTGAACAAGTAGATTTGGGGGCAGACATTCATGCTATTTCGGCTACTGAAAAACGCAAGCAGTTGGGCCTTTAGACAGATAGAAAAATCTGGGGAAGCAATCAATGCTGCAGATGAAAGAATTATAGCGTCAATGTTTAAGGATAATGATGAGCGTAAAGAAAAGTAGATCACTTGTTAAGTCTTTAACATGGAGAGTTGTCGCAATGGTTTCAGGGTTTGTAACTCTTTATGCTTTGAGCGAAGATATTAGTCTGGCTACTATTGCTACACTAATAACCAATGGGGTTAATTTTGTGGCATACTATTATCATGAAAGAATTTGGAATGCTGTCAAGTGGGGCAAGGAATGACAGTAACCAGAGCAAGATCGTTTGCTAAGGCACTTAGTTATCGCATATGGGGAACACTCTCCTCTGTTGCGGTTGCTTATGTTATAACAAAGAACGCTTCGCTCTCAGTAACGATTGCGTTTTGGGAAACGGTAGTTAAAGTATTTATCTACTACGCACATGAGCGTGGGTGGAACTATATACAATGGGGGAGAAAATAAACATGAATAAGCAGTTATACTTTTTACATATACCAAAAACTGCTGGAAAATTTATTTCTCATAATATAAAAAATAGTATAAATAATGATATTTTATCTTATGTTAGTACATACTTTCCAAACAGTAATGAGTTTTTAGATTCAAAAATCTACATTTCTGCTCATGGAGGAACATACCCCATAGAATTTTTAAAAGATGTGGATACTGCAACGGTAGTAAGAGAACCAGTAGAAGCAAGAGCAAGTTATTTTAATTTTATATATCCTAGATATCTGCAAGACAGGCCAGAGTACATGGAAAGAAAAGATAACAAGGAAAAGTTTTTATATTATTTGTTTGAAGATAATAATTTTTTAATTCATAACAACTATCAGAGTAGATTTATTTGTAACTCTGCTGATCCAAGATCTTGGGATGCAGAGTCTTTTTACACAAAGCATAGAGCCGAAATGATGAAGAAGTATCATGAAGGTTATGGGTTTGATTGGTTTGTTGGAAATGAAAATACATCTCTAACTAATGCAATTGAGAATATAAATAGTTTTAAAATCGTAAACACAGTTGATAACATAGGTGTGTTCTGTGGTAAAATTAAAGACTGGTTCCTATTAAACCACGGCATTGAGATAAACTTTGATCTTAATACTAAGATTAATGTTGGACCATCTGAGTTAAATAAAGAAAAAGTTTCGTCTGATTACTTTGTAAACTTGTTAACTCAAGGAGAAAAGGACAGAGTCCTAGAGTTAAACAGTATAGACTTAGATGTTTACAATTTTGTAAAAAACAAGGAGGCTACAAATGTATGAATACTATGTAAGAAAAGTAGAGAACGTAGTAGATGGAGATACCATTGACGTTCTTATTGATTTAGGGTTTGATATTTTGTTTCAATCCCGTGTGAGATTGGCTGGTATTGATACCCCTGAGTCTCGTACGAAAGACCTTAAAGAAAAGACTCTTGGTCTTGAGTCTAAAGAGTACCTAAAGAAGGCTCTAAAAGATGCCAAGTCTGTTATTATTAAGACTGAGAAGATGGATTCATCTGAGAAGTATGGTCGCATTTTAGGCTGGGTATATATTAATGGAGATACCGTATCTCTTAACGACATGATGATCAATGATGGCTATGCCTGGGGATATCTAGGTGACACTAAGGTTAAAGATTTTGATCAACTAGCAAAGGCCAGAAAGAAGTCTGGGAAATAACCGTGGATGAGTTTGATTCCGTAGATAAGTTAATACTTAATGGTGGGCTAGAGTTTGCAGGTACTGACTCTGAGACTGGGGAACCCCTTTACAGGCCAACAGATAGGCTTAAGGAGTTAGACTCTAAACTTAGTGATGATCTTTCTATATACTTTTCAAAAGTTACTTTAAAACTTTGGGAAAAAGGTTTTATCGACATGGATATAACAGAAGAAGATCCTCTGGTTAAGATAGGTCCAAAAGGCCTTGACCTAGATGCAATAAAGTCTTTAGACAAAGATCAAAGAGTTGTTATCGAAGAGATAATAAAGGCTCTTTCTAATAAAAAATGATATACTAAATACCTGGGAGTCTTTATGAATAATTTGTATGGTGCTATCGGGACAACAGTAATACTTGCCTTGCTTGTTTATGTTTATATTTTAAGAGTCAAAGCAAATAATATCAGCACTCCAATTATTAGCCAGTCAATGCTTCAGTATAGGTATAGCAATGGAAAGAGTAAATCTAGAAAATTAAAAACTAGGTCACAGTCTAAAATACATTACGATAAAACTAATATAAAAGTAATTATTTTTGATAACAGTGCGTACTGGATTAAAGATAATATTTTTTACAAAGCGCCACTGGTCAATGAACTTATTGACAAGGAGTCTGCGGAACAAGTTGACACAATACACATGGATAAGGTACAATTAGATAAAATGCTATTCATAATGGATAGATTAAGAGAAGGGATTAACGATGATAGTAGGGGTTCAGGGGACGAGTAGTTTTGACAACTATAATGTATTCCTTAGATCGATGGCCGTTGCCCTTTCTGAATTGCTAGAAGAGGACAAAAACTTTCATATATATTCTGCGGGTCCAAACAATATTAATATGATGGCTATGGAGTTTGCAAACCTATCTGAAAAAGGAATGAAGTCAAGAGGTAAGTCTATTAAGTTTATTAAAGTGACTCCTCAATGGCTAGAAGAAAACATATCTGAACTAAACCACTTTGCCTTTTTGTCTAATCCAAAAGAGCCAGTGTCAAAGATGGTTCACATATCAAAACTAAATAATATAAACACAAACGTATACACATTCTAATAGTTCTTGACAAACTCTGTCATATATGTTAGAATTTAGTATGCTTCAAATGTGCCTTGGCACACAAACAGAATGGAAAGATTATGAAATTAGTTAATTCTTTAGACACTATGGAGTCAATAGTAAACAAGAATAGACAACTGTCATGGGATGGTTGGACAGTAGTTGAGACATTTCCCTCAGAGAAAGCCTACTACTCAAAATTTGGTATCTATAAAAATAACAAGTGGCAAATGAAAAAAGAGTTTATTCCTTCTAGCCAAGGATGGGAAATCCCTGATAAGTATGTGATCTAAATGAATAAGTTTAAATGGAAAGATGATGCTGTTTGTTTAGACTATGATACAAACTTATTTTTTGATAAATATGAGGAAGATGAACTACTAAGACCAGCAATTGATGCTCTTTGTTCATCCTGTCCAGTAAGGAAAGACTGCTTTTCTGTTGGAATTTCAGGAAAAGAGTGGGGAGTCTGGGGTGGTGTATACTTAGAGAATGGTGAAATATCAAAAGAGTTTTCTAGCCACAAGAGCAAGGATGACTGGGGAATGACATGGCAATCATTAACAATGGAGTAAGATGTATACAGATGCAATGAGAAGAGCGTTTAGATCTTTGCATGCCCCAAACAATTTTAGTTTGGAAATTGTAGATAATGATAATTTTATAACAGTAAAAGCAAAAGAGAAAGACTTTATGTCCTTGGAGACTGTTGAGTTAAAGAGACAGGCTATTGAGTACATGATTCGTGTTAAAAAAGCACTTGAAGATAATGGTGCTATTGTTTTGTTGGTAAGAGAAGGTGGAAAAGAACTATGATTGAGTCAATTCTAGTCGGAGTATTTGTATTCTTAACTCTATTATTCTTATCTTTGTATGTGTTTCAAATAAAAAAGAACCGCATCATTTTGGCAAACACATTAAATCTTTTGCTTATGCAGCAGTCTATTAGCGACGGAAATAAAACAGATCAAGAAGAATCAAACGAAGCATTTTTAAAATTTGTTTCAGATTCTCGTGATTGGGCATATCAGTATATAGAAGAGGTTCAGTCTGGGCTAAAGTTGTTTATTGATGAGGTTGGTCCACAGGTCGAACACTACGATAAATATGGCTCAGCAGTAGATGGCATGATTACTCCACATGACTTTGCCTTAAAAAAAATATCAGGAGCGTACAAAGAACTAAAAAAACTCCTGCCAGATGACTATGGTAGAATAGACGCATGAAAGAAATTATGCTTTCAGTATTAACAGGTTTTGGATGTGGTGTAGTATTTGCTGCATTCAAATTGCCAGTACCAGCACCACCAGTTTTTGCGGGAGTCGCAGGAATTATTGGTTTATGGATTGGTTTTACAGTACTAACAAAATTCATATCCTAGGAGGAATAAAATGAATAAACAAATCAAAAACGCACTAGCGTCATACGGAAGATCAGTACTTGGAGCAGCAACAGCAATGTATGCTTCTGGAGTTACAGATCCACAGACATTAGCATACTCACTACTTGGAGCACTTGTGCCCGTTGTATTGAGAGCAGCCAACCCTAACGATCCTGCATTCGGCAAGATGCCATCTGCAGAAGATGTAGACAAGGCAGTTAAGACTGCTAAGGTTGTTAAGAAGACCGCAAAGAAGGCTCCTGCAAAGAAGTCATCTGGCGGAGGAAAACCAACTAACCAGGTAAAGTAATTTTCCTAAAGATTAGCAGGCTTGTTATTTTACAGGCCTGCTTTTCTATGATATAATTTAATAATAGGAGAAAAAATGATACTAAAGTACTTAATGTATAAAGTTTATTATAAAATAAAAAAAATCTTTAAAAAGAAAGACAACAGGTTTATATATTGAACGAAATAAACAGAAGATTTTTTGATTTTTTAACTAGGTTTTTTCAAGGTATTACAGTTGACTCTAAAAATAAATACAGCAATGAAGAGATGTCCCTGTTTCTGGAAGAGTTAAAAGACATTCTTGCCTCTCATTCAACTACTCAATCTAAGGCTTTAAGTTTTTTTACTTTTGATCAACAACTTGAAGATTACCGATACAGACCTATGGACCAAGACTTTAACAAGTACTACGAATTTGTTTTTTCAGGCTGTTCCCAGACGCATGGAGATCACATAACAGAGCCAGAAGTTAAAGATGGATCTTACAAGGATATATGGGGTTTTCAAATTGCAGATTCTTACGGTAAAGAAGCCCTAAACTTAGGCATGGGTGGCTGGGGAGCAGAGTCAATATTAAAGGGATTAATGCATCACTTTCAAAAAAATGGAAACCCAAAAGTTTTGTTAGTATTATACCCAGACTTAGGAAGAATAGAAGGGGTAGATAGTAATAAAATAGAGATGCCAACCCCATTAAACAAGCATGAACTCGTACAACACTGGTTTTTAAGACCATCCGATGATCACAAAGTTAATAAGTTAAGTGTTCTTCCTCATAGTCCTTTAGACGTTATTCCATTTACTCAAGCCCTTTACAAAAACCTTCAATCAATTTTACTACTAAACGAATACTGCAAACAAAATAATATTTATTTTAAATATAGTTCTTGGAATCACACAACAAATTTGTTTTTAAAAATGTTAAAAGAAAGTTTTTCTGAATACTCAAACTACTTAGAACCTAAAGAATTTAATTTTGATGAACTTGAGTTTGAAAATCTTTCTTGCCATAAGGATATTAAAGAAAATAAAATAAAAACAGTTTGGAACACAGGGCATGATAAAGAACACATAGGTATTCATCAACACATACACATTGCAGAACGATTTAAGAGAGAGTTGGATAATGATAATCCTTGGAATTAACGAAACCTCTCACGACGCATCTGTCTCTTTAATTAAAGATGGAGAGATACTTTTTGCTGGACATGCTGAAAGGTATAGTAAGCAAAAAAATGATTGGTATGTGAATGATAGTTTAATCACTAATGCTTTGCAGTACGGCACCCCTAATGCTATAGCATACTACGAGAAACCTCTTCTAAAGGCCTCTAGACTGGCTTTAAGGGGTGGATCTGGAGACTGGAAACCACAGTTTAATATTGAAGGAATACCTAGAAAATCCTTTAGCCACCACTATTCTCATGCAGCAGCAGGATACTATACGAGTTTGTTCAACGATGCTGTAATTGTTGTTTTAGATGCTATGGGTGAATACAATACCTCCACAATTTGGGTTGGTGAAGGCGACAAGATTAAACTAAAGTATAAACAAAACTATCCAGTAAGTTTCGGACTATTCTATTCAGCATTCACACAACTAATAGGCTTAATGCCAAATCAAGAAGAATATATTATGATGGGGATGGCTGCCTATGGAGACTGGCAAAAGTATTATAAAAAAGTAGACGAATATTTCCCAAGTTATGATAAACAAAAATATAATTTTCATAAAGGAATAACTGACTGGGGTTGGGTTTCAGAACAAGATAAGTTTGATATAGCAGCAGCAGTACAAATGGTATACGAGCAAAGGCTAAATCAATTCATGCGTATGGCAAAAAGTTTAACTGGCAAAAATAATTTAGTATTCATGGGTGGATGTGCACTAAACTCATCCGCAAATACACTGCTGTGGAAAATATTTGATATGATTTGGATCATGCCTAACCCTGGTGATGCTGGTAGTTCTTTAGGCGCATCAGCAGCCCTATATGGAAAGCATCTTGATTGGAAGACTCCTTATCTTGGCTATGACCTTGGTGGAGAGTACCCTGTTCAGAAAATTTTGGACGGCATATTGAAAGACGGAATCGTAGCAGTAGCAACAGGAAGAGCAGAGTATGGCCCAAGAGCATTAGGAAATAGAAGTATACTTGCGGACCCAAGAGATCCATCAATTAAAGACAAGGTAAATCTAATTAAACAGAGAGAACTTTTTAGACCCTTTGCCCCAGTAGTTATGGCAGAGCATGCCTCCAAATGGTTTGATATGGACTTTGAGAGTCCTTATATGCAGTACACAGTTAAGTGCCTGCAGCCTGACAAGATCCCCTCTGTGGTACACGCAGACGGCACATCAAGAGTTCAAACAGTTACAAAAGAACAGCACCCAGGGCTATACAGGGTTTTGAATAAATTTTATTTACAAACTGGTGTTCCGATACTTCTTAATACTAGTTTAAACATTAAAGGGCAACCACTACTAAATGATGAACATGATATAGGTAGTTGGGAGTTAAACTATGACAAAAAGATTATATCATAAGATAGTTAAAGATTTATTTTTAAATAATAAAGATCTTATATTTAATACAATGGGTGAGACTGATTTAGATTTTAGAAAAAACTATCCAGAAAGTATGCTTGATGATTTTAACTCTTTTGGATTTAGGTGCGATAATTTTATAGACACACACAACGGAAAGCACATACTTTTTATGGGGTGTTCTGAAACACAAGGATCTAACCATGGGCTAGACGAAGCATGGGCATACATCCTTTATAAAAAAATAAAAGAAAAAGAAAGCGTCAGTGGATATTATAATATTGCAAGTATAGGTGATGGAATAACAATACAAATTCTAAAATTAATGCAGTATGTAGATAACTTCGGTGTGCCAGATGAAATATATTTTTTAATTCCAGAAACATATAGAACTATTTTATACAGTCATAAACATACTGCTGACACTGAAAACTCATTTTTTCTAAACAATATTCGGGCGGATGAAAATAACTTTACGGATGCAGAGTTTGTAAATGCACATGGAAACTCAGTGATATGTTTGAGACTGCTAGAATCATTTTGCTCTGCATCCAATACAAAACTATTTTGGTCTACATGGTTTGGTGATGAAGAAGACATCTTTAAAGAATATGAATTTAAAAAATTTATTTCTTTAGATATAAAAAATATGGAGTTAAATATAAAAAAAATTTTTGAACAGCATGAAGATAAAACAAAAACCGTTAAATACAACCTGACCAAAAATGATGGACACAAAGGGCTGGTATTCCATAGGTACTGGGCAGAAAAATTTTACGAAGCGAGGGAAAATGAAAAAAATAATAAGAAAAGTTAGGCTATACATGCTGTTTAAGTTTAAAAAAAAGAAAATATTTAAAGATAAATATATTTACTAATAGAGTGATAGGATAGTTTAATGATTAATAAAAAATACACACCAAAGACAATACCAAATATTTTTGTTAATAGATCTTTAAAAGAAATGAGTAATAATGGTATTCCTAAAATAGAAGCAGATTCTGTTTTAATTGAGTATAAACTAAACTCTCAAGGATATAGATGTGATGAGTTTAACAATCAAAAAATTTTAACTTTGGGATGCTCTCAAACAGAAGGACATGGAATGCCTATAGAACTGACATGGCCTTACCTAATATCAGAAAAAATGAATAAAGATTATGTTAATTTAGCAAAAGGTGGAGAAGGAATGCAAGCACAAATAATTAAAGCATTTCAGTTTTTTAAAGAATTTCACCATCCTGAATATATATTTGCAGTATTCCCAATAGCAAGGATTGAGGTTCCCTTAATAAATTTTACAGTAATGAATGACAAAAAAGACAATGACTCAGAGTCTAGAGAAAATATAGGAAAAGCAATGCTTTCAAACAAATTAATTGAAAAGTTTTCTAAAGAGCCCCATATGGCAGAAAATGTTTTGCCCGAAGAATTTGGAATTTTTTATAATATTTTATTTTTAAAAATATTTATTCAATATTGCGAATCCAATAACATAAAATTATTATGGACCTATTATAATGATTCAACTTTAGAACCATACTCTTTTAAAGATTTTACTGATACATATTTTGAGAGCGCCTACTTAAATAGTAAAATACCAAAAAACATTGGATGCCATTTAGAGTTTTCTGATAATGAGTTTTTTGATAACGCAGCAGACTACGCCTATTGGCCCCCTGGTCATTGGGGATTTCATCAACAAATCCATATTGCTGAGTCTATATACAATATGATATAATATTTATACCTGCCCAAATGGGGGGAATTAACTTATTCGCTTGAAAGGGGAATAACATGGTAACAAAGTACGCTATGGATCTATTCAATGATCCTTTTTTTATTGGCTTCAACAGAGAGTTGAGTCGCCTAAATACAGCACATAAAACAAACTCACAGTCATACCCTCCGTATGATCTAATCAAACTAGATGAAGATACATACAAGATTTCACTGGCTGTCGCTGGTTTTTCAAAAGACGATATTGATGTTTCAGTAGATAATGGAACACTGATCATCAAGGGTGAGATTGTTGAAGTGACAGATGCAGAGGTAGTTCACAAGGGAATCGCAGGAAGAAAGTTTGTAAGATCTTTTGCACTGGGAGAGTACATGGAAGTAACTTCTGCAGAACTAAAGGATGGTATGCTACATGTAAATGTTGTACGCATTGTTCCTGAAGACAAAAAGCCAAAATCTATTAAAATTAAATAGTATAATAGATAGTATTCCGTCATGATACATGCAGTTGCTTTTAGCAACCTTATTGCTGAGTACGGACAAGCCAGGGTCGCACCCTGGGAGACCTGAGCAAGTCCATAAACTGCTCATTATTCATCTAAATTTAATTCTTAGTTTACCAATTATAACAAAAGTTTATAGCCTTGTCATATATACTGTAAGTATGAAATTTAAATTCATTGCTTTACCAGTAGCATTAGCCATATTTGCTAATGCTTTTTTTATTACCCCTTCACATGCTGACAACCTTCAAGGTGCTGGATCCACATTTGCTGCTAACTTTATAGACAGATGCAGGGTCGAATTTATGAAATCAACAGGAGATTCTGTTGTATATGGAGCATCTGGATCAGGTGCTGGAAAGAATATGTTTTCAAATGGAGTAACAGACTTTGCTATGTCAGATGTTCCTTACTCTGGTACAGAAGTAAAGCCATCAAAAGAGTTTGTATATGTTCCATTGGTAGCAGGGCCAATTGGAATTATCTACAAACTTGATGGATATAAAGTTACTATCAAGATGAGTAAAGATACCCTTGCTAAAGTTTTTGCGGGACAAATAACAATGTGGAACGACCCACAGATATTAAAAGAAAACCTTATATCAGGAAAACTACCTAAGATACCAGCAACAAAGATTAGAGTTGTATACCGTGTTGATGGTTCTGGAACTTCAGAAGTTTTTACCTCATACCTTAATGCAGTTGCTCCAACTATATGGAACAAACCAGGGAATAAAAACTTTGGTACTGCATTCCCTGGAGATATATCTAAGAGTTATATGACCAGCGCTTCTGGGTCTCATGGAATTGCAATGGTACAAGGAACTACAAATGGATCTATTGGATACAATGAGATATCATATGCAAGAGGACTAAAGACAGTCTCTGTTGAGAATGAGGCTGGAAGGTTTATACAGCCAACAGTGAGTGCAGCGTCAGTATTCCTTGGAGACTTTGTCCCAGACAAGAGTGGCGTAGTTAAAATTAATTACAAGAACCCTAATAAACTATCCTATAACATATCAACATTCACATACGGTATAGCATACAAAGAGAAGAACTCAAAAAATGATTCCGTTAAAAAGTTCTTTAACTTTATGCTTGATACCTGTGGCAAGAAGGCTGAAGATCTTGGCTACTCTCCAATCAGAAGTGCTATGCTCAAGTTTTCAAAGGCAAGAGTAGCAGAAATAAGTTCAAAGTAGCAGTATAATAGAAGTGTCCCACACAGGACCTTAGTGATGGATTAGTTACCCATTGGATAGAGACCGTGGCGCAAGTCAGGTGAATTGCCTGTGTGGGGCCTTAATATTTTCACGGTATAATAATAGCAATGACTGACAAAGAGTTAGACCATTATAATAAGCAGCAGTATAAGAAGATGCTTGCTAAGATAAAAGAGGATTCTGGCTGTGTAGACTGTGGTGTTGGTAACCACATAATCTTAGACTTTGATCATGTAAGAGATAAGAAATATAACATATCCAGAATGATCCACGATGGTTTTTCCTGGAAGGCTATTAAGAAAGAGATCGAAAAGTGTGAGGTGGTTTGTGCCAATTGCCATAGGATAAGGACTCATAATAGGCTTGCTGGTTAATATGGTATACTATTAATATGTTAAAAGAAGGCGATTTCGCAATGACCTCCCACGGTGGAGAAGGAGATACACACATAGGGCAAGTAGTACATGTTATGTATGAAGGCGCTCTTGGTAATCCAGAAACAGAATATTATATGGAAGCAAGTGCAGAAAATCCTGCGGTAATGATTCAACTATTTGAACAAGAAGAAAGCGGATTATGGGAAGCAACAAGACTATACACTGCATGTGCAATGTCTATGTATGTACAGATCCCACCACTAATGGTTGAGCCTGAAGATTCAGAAGTTGCTATGGCTATGTATGATGCACAAATGGGCAAAGCAGCACCTTGCTGGGATGGATATGTACAAAGAGGAATGAAACCAGGTGCAGACGGAAAGCCAGTGCCTAACTGTATCCCAGTTGCCAAATCAGATAGTTGGGTTGATTCTCCATTTAAGGTGGCAAAGTAATGCCAAAGAAAAAAGCAGCAGCCTTTAACCCTGTTCAGATTAAAGATGGATGGATTGTTAGACTATATAAAGATGGTCGCATCAAGTCTAAGATTGCCCCTTATGAAGTAAAGCATAAGCCAAAGCCATGAAAGAACTTTTACATTTTACAGCAGATTGGTGTAACCCATGCAAGAGTATGGCTCCAGTCATTGAAAGGTTTATTAACGATAACCCAGATATAAAATATACAAAGGTTGACGTAGATGCGGAGACTGAGTTAGTCAGAGAGTATAGAGTTCAGTCTGTTCCAACATTCATTGCACTTATTGATGGAGAGTATCATAATATGCTTGGCGGAGTTAAGCCAGAATCTGTTATAAGATCTATATTTGGGTAGTTTTTAAGTCATACCCAGGACTTTAAGTTAAGGACAATATAGTGTTGCAACACGCTATAAAAAAGTTTCCCGACAAAGATACAGCGACTATATTGTCACAATATAATTATACCATGTACCCCTGGCAGGAATCGAACCTGCGACAAACGGATTAGAAGTCCGCTACTCTTCCGCTGAGTTACAGAGGTATGGTACACCAGGTAGGACTTGAACCTACGAATAGCCGAATTATGAGTTCGGTGCCTTAACCAACTTGGCTACTGGTGCTAGTCCTTATTTAATTAGTAAGCCAAAGAATGTTCCAAGAAGAAAGCATAAAATCCCAATAGTAGAATGATAGTATGTTTTCATGTGTTGTTTAATAATGTAACGTTTTATTTCTTTTGATATTTTATTTACTTCGTCTTGATCTACCACAATATCTCCAGTTCTAGTTAGGGACTGAGCGTAAAGATCCAAGAATAATTTCTTCTCTGATCCGTTGCTGTTTGCGTTCAAATTTAGAAAGATAAGGCTTATCCTGTATTCTCTTCTTGTTCTTTGTTGCTCTCTTAATCTTATGCTGAGAGGTTTTGTTGTTAGACTTTCTCATTTTGCACCCTGGCTTTCTGCTACGTTGTCACAAGGACAGATTATTGACTCTGGAAGTTCGTGAACCTTGGTTACAATCGTAATCATTGTTTCACATTCAACACACTTATAAATCTTCTTAACTCGTTTGCTCATAAACTAATCATACCATACTGAGATAAAAGTATCAAGACTTGTTTCCATCCCATGTACCAATCTTAGTAGTTGGAATTCCATGATCTTCCCACAATCTAATCACATTGGGATTATCATCTACTGCATGAACAACATTCCAATGTTTCTTAATCTTAAGTAAGATATCTTTTTTAACTTCGTAGTCTGGCCTGTTATCATCGTCACTACGCATGTACAGTGCATGGTGACCAATGTCATTTTTGGCAAGCCAATATGATGTTAGTCCACGCCAAGTTTCTTTTCTTGATGTGACAATAATAACGTGCATCTGATCAAAGAAAGCATGGTTTAACATTTCTACTACCTGTATATTTGGCAGGGCATCAATAGAAGCCTCATGAAAAGCCTCGTAATCCCTATTAGAGCCACGAACATAATGCAGGTAAGGATCTACATTGGCCAGGGTGCCATCTACGTCAAAGATGTACGCAGATGAACTTGGGCTAGTTTTGATCAACATGATATGTCATAATAAGGTAGCATGCTACATAACCTACCAAGAATGCTGGAATTAAAAAGAAAAAACTTATCATTCGAAATCTACCTGCCTTTCATACCATTGAGTCATATAATTATCCAATCCTCTTGCAATTTTTGCTGCTTCTGTACGCATGCCTAAAGCATTTGTTATTGATGGTTCAATAGGTATGGCTTCTATAGCCCTTGCAATTTCTTCTCGTAATGTCATATCATCTATACTCATAGTTCAAGTATACCTTAAGGCAAACTGATTGTCAAACGATGTCTGATACTTGATGTGAACTAGGATAATGAGTAATTGATCCGTCAACAGATACTAAGAATTTCTCAAAGTTCCAACCAATATTAGTAACGTTAGCACTGTCTTTGCAGTACTTATATATCTCGTGTGCATTAGGACCATTAACCTCTACCTTTTGTGATATAGGAAAGGTTATACCATAGATGTTTGTGCAGAATGCTTTGATTTCTTCTGTTGTTCCTGGCTCTTGATTACCAAACTGATTACATGGAAATCCAATTACAACAACAGAGTCGCTTTGGATCTTTTGTAGGTCTTCATATTGTTTTGTGTATCCACACTGGCTTGCAGTGTTAACTATCAATATGCTTTTACCTTTAAAACTTTCCAGTTTTATTTCATTACCAGAGTTGTCAATAAATGACAAGTCATATATACTCATATGAGTCTTCTTTCTGTTAGTTAGATAGAACTAGGTTTGGGTTGATGCGTGATCTTTCGCCAGCCATAAGTCTTTCAATATGGTCACGAATAACAGCGTTTTCTTCATTGAAGATGTACTCAGATCTATCTGGACCCATCTTTGCCCAGATTCCTTGTGCTGCAAGATCTTCTTTAAGAGTGCGCTCTACATCCCAGTTTAGTGTTGTAGCAGGATAATGCTTAACTACGTAACCATCTTTGTCAATTAAATACTTTTCAAAGTTAGCGTTCATCATAGAACCACCATCATGTTGATTTAGGTATCGTGATTCGTAATCTGTCTTTTCAACTATACCGTTTGCAACTTTGTCTTCAGCAAGCAATCTAATCTGATTAGAGATCTCTAAATAAAGTTCATGTCTTTCTCCAAATGGCTGACCGTTTCCGTTAAGCCCTGGACCTTGTCCAAGCCATGGTGCCTCTAATGGAATTTCTGCGGGATTAGAAACAATCATCTCTGAGAATGGGAATGTAACACCATAGACATCTTCTCCGTATAACTTAGAATCCATACCACAAGTAATACCTTTTGACCACTTGCCCTTTGTAATGCTTGGACCACAGAAGTCGTTAGTAGGAATTGCTACAACGGTAAAGTCTTCTCCAGCCATGTCTTCTTGGATCCACTGAATGGACTCCATCTGACCAGCGTTACCACAACCCACAGTTGTGTTGATGAGCAATACTGCTTTGCCCTTGAATTGTTCTAGAAAGTTTGGAGTGCCTTCGGCAGAGTCCAATTGGATGTCATATATAGATTTCATGTTTATATTATAACACCCTTTTAGCAGTCGTCTGCGGTACTTTCTGGAGCAGACTCAATGTCTATAAATGAGTTTCCATACAGTGTGTGTCTTGAGTTAGGTCCAAGAACTTTATTTACTCTATGCTTGTACTTGTCTCCACCAGGGATTACAGCAAGCATGCCAGCCTTGGGCTTAACTTTAATTGGCAAGTTTCCAAACTCTAGTTCTCCGCCCTCAAAATCATCATTAAGATAAAGACTAAATGATGCATTGATGTTGCTTTCTGCTCCAGGATCTTGATGCCAATACATTGCAAAATCAATATCTTCTGTCTTTACTCCATACTCAGTTAAAACATCTGGGTTTACATTTGTTTCAATTTCTTCATCAGTCATATACTTAAATGTTTGTAGTGTTGCGTGTCTTTTGTATGATGGTGGCAAAACAGAATCAAGTCTGTCCCAAACTCCGTCGGGATCAGAAAATACTGGTAAGTTAATAACTTCTGAATCTTTATTTGGAAAAATAATATTACCAGTCTCATCATACTTGGGAACAATGTTTAAAAATTTGTTTAAAATATTTCCATATGGAGATCTCATTGTTGCATACCATCCATTTAAATCATCAGTCTGAGTCTTAAACCACTCTAACTCTTCTTTTGTAAGAAAGTCTTCAATGATCCAAATTTGCTTATCTTCATCTAAGTATATTTTTTCCATGTCTCTATGATACCATAACTTTATTTTGTGCAGTCTTTCATGTGTCTGGACAGGGATTCATTAGCCATAATGCCCCAGCGTAAATCCCATTCCTTTTTACAAACGGGGCAGATAAGGATCCTACTCATCTTTATCCCAATAGGCTTTACCAAACTCGTCATAGTCATCCCACCCTGAACCCTCTAAGTCTTTTTTCATTTGTTCTATATCAAGTTGGTAGTATGTACCCCACCAACTATAAGGTTTGTTAAGAATTACCCACATTTTTGCGTGGTACTTATGACGAAAGCCTAGGTCAGCATCCAACTCTTCCTCTAACATCATAGCCTTAAACAAATGATTACCAGCAAAGCCACCACAGAAGTTGCCTATGACTCTTAATGGCCATATTCTAGTCTTCTCTATCTTTGTTGTTCGTGTCATCTTTAGGTACCCACACTTTCTTCCCGTTTTTATATTCTGGCCAATAGCCAAGGCTACGCCAATCCATCTGAGTTATCTTAGGTTCTTTTGGCATTGGTGCACCATATATGTCCATCGCTCATGGTTTGATGAGTGTTCCAAAATATAGGATCTTTGTGTGATAGGCCACATGATGAGCACTCATTTTTCTTTTTCATATACTAAGTATACACCCACCACGCTTGGATGTCAAAACAGATGATATAATAATCTCATGCCTACACCACCAAATTATCAAGGACTATATAACAATGGAGCACTTTATGCCATTGGAGACACAGTTATTACTGATGGAGACCCATACGGTATTGACGGAGCATACTTTATTAGAATTAGCAACCCTGGTAATCCAGGATATCCACCTGCAGTGGGTGGAGGAAGTAACGATAACTGGGCACCATATGGTGTTAAGTCAGTAACTGGATCTGGATCAGTAACTGGTTCTGGCAGTATTGCTTAATACCCACCCAAACATTCATTTCTTGTATGAAACAGTCTAACTTTTGTTAAAATTTTGCGGGTTGGAGCAAACAATTCTTCTTTACAGCATCCACACCTCATATGCCATTCCTTAGCAAAGAAATCATACACAGCACCTTTGGCATTAGCATACTTGTTGGCTACAAAGGTTTGAAATGGATCAGGAATTTCCATGTTAATCATTTGGTGACCAAACTAACTTAAGAAATTTATTCCAAGAGTGTTTGTCTAATGATATGTCTTTCCATCTCATGTATGACCTTACTCCCACTATTCCGTATAGAATAGCGCCAAGGATAAATCCATACTGCTTTGTAATTAGAGCGTAGGCCGTCCACATAAATTCATTAAATATAAACCAAAGCCAGCCCCATCGCTTTTTACGGCCAATAGTAAACATGGCTGCAGCACCACTTATAACAAGTATATATGAGGCGTAGTCGTTCATCCATTGTTCCATATATTTAGTATACCTTAAAGTAAGGGTTTAGTCAACTTGCTTTTGTTTCCACTTGGTCTTTACCCAAGTGCCTATTTTATTAATGTTAACTTTTTCTCTTAAGACTTCTGCAAAGTCTGTACTTATCTCAGATCCAAGGTACTCTTCACCTGTTTCTAAGTCAGTCAATTTCCATTTTCCAGGGGCTTTAGTATGAATAATTAAATCAACTGGCTTATCAAAAGATTCAACTTCTGATCCATCTTTAAGTATTCTGTGAGACATTCTATGAACTAAGACTCATAGACAAATGATTAAAGCATACGTCCGCAACCACATAATCAGAGTGATCTACAACAACATCGTAATGTGTGGCTTCCTTTTCACAAAAAAAGCATTTGGACTTATTCATATATTGATTATATCATATTGTGTCTTGACAAAAACTCTTCATATGTCATTTCTTGCCCGTAATAGTCTATTCTCTGGATATTTTGATCAAACTCTGTCTTGTAGGATGAGCCATGCCCAGCCCTCATTGTTTTAGAAACTATATCTGGGTTATTTTTAACCCCATCTGTAAAACACGAATGGATTATCTGTTGATCAGGTTTATTTAAAAAAATACTGTGTGCCTTTATGATACTGTCTACGCAAGAGTTAAGCAATTTTGAATTTTTTACGGCTGCAAAGTTTGCATTGTTTGTGTGTTCACGGGCTTCGGTTTTAGTAGATACAAGGTCAATATGTTCTGGTAAGCCATCTAAAATATAATCCATTGGAACTAAGCAAAATGAGTCCATATCTGCATATACACCACCTTCATTTTTTACAATAAGGTATCTCCAAATATCTGCTTGGTGTGGTTTTCTTATTTCTCCATATATTTTATAAAGTTCTGGGCTGGTATCTTTCACATACTTTTCTCTGGTTACTGCGTCATGGTATATGTATTCCCATCCTGGGTTAAGATTTATCCATGACATTGATGTTTGTTTAAACCATTTTGGAAGGTCTTCGTACTTGTATTGGTGAGTTTGAAAAATTTTTTTAGGTATCACATTTTGATTATACCATTACTTAATAGCACAGGCAAGACATACAAATGGTTCGTCATCTTGTTTTATATATAGTTGATCGCAATTGCTGCAGGCTACCCTGTAGCCCATAAACTTATTATAAGATGATTCTAATTTGTTCATAGGGTTATTTTATCACACAGTTCGACGAAAAATAGGTTTTGAAGTTCGGCGCAAAATAGAAGTTATAAACCTTCCTATGCCCTAAACGGGCAATAGTGGTTACAAGCCTTTATATGCTTACTTCTGGTTTAATATTATTAATTAAGTAATTTACACACTCAGTCTTAACCTCATCGCTACATTTGTTAAATCCATAATTCTCAAATCTTGTACTGATACATATATTATCTGGAGTATAATCTTTTTCATTATCTAGCCTGTCTAGACTTGGAGATAAGGGGTAGTGCTTTCTAAATACATCATTAGGGTCCATTGGAATACCAAGCCACTTGCTTTTGCCACCTTGGTCATTAAATACCTTTTCTACATCTTCCCAGGTAATAGTAAAGACCTTTACTCGTCTGTTAATTCCTACACTCTGATGCTTCTTGTTCCAACCATTTTGAGCACCTTTGGCATTGCTTAATATAACCTTGTATGGATTTTTCATATTCTTATTATCTCAGAAATTGCGGGGGATGTCAAGTATAATAGACATATGACCCTACTATACATACTCTACAGCCCCATACACAAGGCTATTAAGGTGGGTATATCAGATGTGTCTGGTAGAAGGTTTGCAAGCCATAGGACCAAGGGTTGGATATTGATCAAGTATTGGTGGTTTTCCGAACGGGATCAAGCAAGAGCAATAGAAACCCTAGTACTAAGAACACTAAGGGAAAAGCATGGTTCTTTCCTGGATAAGGCAGATATGCCACAAGGGGGATATACGGAGACATTTGATGCGTCGAAGATAACTCGAAAAGGTTTGATCCGTATGGTCAATAGGGCGATAAAGGACCTATCGTAATCTTTATTTACCGTGGTTTTATAGAGGCTTTAATGCCATAAGGAGAATACCCATACGAGGTCCTTGCCCCCATACCTCATGAGTAATCTCATTGGATAGGAAAAGGATATCCCCTGGATTTAGGACAATTTCTTCTTCCCCACCTAATCTCCAGAATGATTGGCCTAACATTTGAAGATAGGCTGCATCGTGGACATCTCTATGAGGGCTAACTACACTATTGTCTAAAGATATAACTGGTCCATCAACATGCCATATACCATCACAATTACATATACCAACTTGCCACGCATCGTAATATGGGCAGTCATCGTAATACTTTGAGCCATAGTCCTTGTTTATCTTTTCAAAGAAGTCTTTAAGGTCTGGAAGGTCATCAAATAATCTACGGTTTTTTATTTTAAACCATAGGGTCTCAGGTCTTTGTGAGCCTTCCGCATTTTTATATAGGAGAGTCAGTGCCTGTTCCCAGTTGGTGTTGATAAGGAAGTAGTTTCTTGTGAGTTCATACTTGTCTATGGGCATGGTTTAATTATAACAGACAATGCTATAATGAGTATATGTCAATAACCCTTATAAATAACATATTTTCTGATGAAGATATGGACCATATCCTTAAAACTGTATCAAATGTAGATTTTGAAATAGACAATAACCTAGGTAGGGTTCGTGCTATTCCAGCAATAAAGAACCTACTACACCCAAGAATCATAGAAAAATTTAACGATATTGTAAGTGAGATGGGCTATCCTTCTTTGAACATGAGTGGCATAACATATGTGGAATATAGCAATCTATATGGAAAGCCTAACCTTCCCCCACACTTTGATGGAGATGACAATAACCTAATCATCAATATGCAGATAGATGCTAATACCGTTTGGCCTTTGGGTTTGAACTTAGATGTCTATGAGTTAGAGAATAACTCTGCCTTGATCTTTAATGCTAATAAAGAGATTCATTGGAGAACCCATAAGGAGTTTAAGGATGGAGAGTATGTCAAGATGATGTTTATGAGGTTTGGCTATCTAGAAAATAAGTCAGACTACTCACACCTGAACCTGGTTCAAAACGATCCTATTTTTGATGATATAAGAGCCTTTAGAGATAGTTATCCACAGGCTGATACGCCAAAAATATCATAGTTATCCACAAGTTATCCACAGATTAATCTTACTGATTATATTATTAGACACTCTAGAAGTGGAGTGAAGTGGAGGATAGTGGAGTAGGGAGCGCTTTTAAAGAGGCGTTCGTAATCTTTTTTGGGGAGAGGGGCCCTATCACAAAACCTTCATATTGTCAAACCTTCAAACCTTCATATCCCGCAGCGGATGATATCACAGATATAATGGTTTGTCAAGTCCTTTCAAACCTTAAAACCCCATAAAAAATCTCCCAAAACCAGGGAGAAATTGTCGATAATCGTAATCTTTTTTTAACAAACCTTTATCAAATATTTAGAAACCAGGAGATAATGGTTTGTTATTTACCATAGGGTTAATTGGGTATACTTTGACTCCCCCGATTTTTCCGACGGCATAGGATAAGGGGCATGATTAACAGTATTATCAGTGATCTTTTCAGGGGATCTAAAGAAAGGAAAGAAAGCCCTAAGAGTAACAATAGAATACAACATACCCGTTAAAGTACCCACTGCTTCATTAAAGACAGCAGAGTCAGAAAGAGAATCATGTCTATGGGACTTGTTCTCATACATCTTTGCAAAGTGGTGTGGCATAATATCATTATAACATGGTTTGACAAACCTTAAAAACTATGGTATAAGTTCAGCAGGGGGAAAGTTTTGGAGGTTCGTAATGTCCTGGTTTGGGGATATTATGGTTTGGATCGTAATGTCTGGATATGAGGTTTGGGGTTTGACAATTTGATAAAAGTATGGCACGTGCCCTTTCGGGTCACGCTACTCGTTTTGTTTGTCAACTAGTTCTTGAAAGTCACCAAACCCAATGTCGTCAAGTTCCATGCCCTCTAGTAGTAAGTCCCATGTTTCATTTATGTATTGTTGTAGTGATGGAGTTTCATTGATAATACCCTCGGCAAATGCGAAAGCAAGTGGCAAACCTAAATCGTTGTACTCAACGAAATCAACCCACTCATCTTCCATTTTATAATTAATCCATAACTGTCCAAGGATTAAAGCCTTGTTATCAAAAGTTGTTTTTGCCATAATTTGTACCTTCCTTAGTTTCTTTGGCTGATTCTGCTATTACCTGTAAACGATTATACACTACATGGGGCTGAGATTTTGCTAAGTATTCCCCGACTAATTCCAAATCAACTCTGAGGTCAGAAACCATGTTGCCCATTTTCATGGCAACCTTTTCTTCCTCTGTGACTCGTCTGCTTATACGCATAGTTCTCCCTTGTATCTATTGTACCAAAAAGTAGGGGGAAGGGCAAGCCCCACGCCGACCCTTCCCACCTTATTAATCTAGAGGACCCACTCCCTAGATCTGCTCAGCCAAAACTGGTAGGTATGCTACCATAAATTTATTCCAGTCAACTACGACAGTGGAGCCCACATGATTGATAGTTTCTTTAGCGATATCGATGACTACCGTGGTCTCACCTAAATCAAAGTTGCTGCCTGTGATAGCATAGATACCAAACCCTGTTTCTTCAAGAACAGAGTCTTGCATTAAATAACTAATCATCATGCGGGTGAAGTAGGCATAGTCTTTCCACCTAGGCTTTGAATGCTGCAGCGCCATTGCTAGGTCCCGCTGCCATTCTGTCTCACCCCAGTGACTATAGAGTACTACATGGGCCTCATCCTCAACATCTTTAAATACAAAGTTAATCCGTGCTCCCATTACTCTTCCTCCTCAACGTAGTCTAATACAACAACTGACATGTCTGCCCAAATTTCCTTGGCCAGCGCTACTTCATCCTGCTTGACATCACTGAACATAACAAAATTCATATGGGCCCCGCTTGGTTCATGAATAAGTTCTACTGTGTATTCGTTCATAGGAATGTAACGGTCCCTTCTAACTTAATACGCATAATGTCATAGGAGTCAATTGCTCCAGCAGTGTATTCATCTGAAGCATGATTGCCTTCGGCATGCATTTCATTTCTGAGTTCGGTTAGGGTTGCTATTCTTTCTTTTACATAGGCTAGCATTTCTTCATTTGTCATCATTTCTTTTCCAATCCTACTAGGGTCATTTCTTCAAGTGTAGCACATTGTGGGCATTTATACAAATCGTGCTCATCGAAGGCATCTCTGATAGTATTATCAGGGTCCTCGAATTCAGCGCTGCAGTTTTCACAATAGAACCAGTTATAACTAACTCTGACCTGAATGGTTGTATCAGGTGGGCAAGGTACCTCAGTGATGAAGTATCCTAATCTATTTACAAATCCCCAGCCGCTCCATACATATGAACCGCCGTCGTCTCCGTCACCATACATCCAAATTTTGTCAGGGGATTGAGACTTAACAAACTCTACTTCATCACCATATGTCTCAAACATAATACCGCCATAGCCATTGTCAAAGGATGCATTACTGTCTATATGGTTAATGATTGGTTTGTATGTATCACACCACTCATCAAAGTCCATTTCAATAAAGCGTTCGTTATTCACCAAGAATCTCCTTGCGGTTCTTTACTTCTTCCTTGGCAAAAGCGATAGCATATGTTAGGGCATAAACCTCAGACAGTGCGTCAAGATAGCCTGAAGCCTCTGTACGAGCCATAGAGTCCATGGCTTCCTCTGAGTATTCCTCTGCCTCAATACAAAGGTCTAACTGTTGCTCTGCCTCATACATAAGAGTTTTAAGGTGACCATGCAGGATATCTGCTCCGTCCATACCCATTTCTACTTGTTTCATTAAGTATGGGTCTAGTGTTGTGTTATTCTCCATTGACTGCCTCCAAATAATGGCGGGATACATCAATGGCACCTTCAAGGTAAGGAACAATGCTATCAGCACCGTCCTCGTTTTCTAGGTCTTGCTCTAGAGAGATGATGTTTATCTTTATATACTCTATAAGTGTGTTTAGGTCCATATATTAATTATACGGGTTCGTGTTGATTTTTACAACTTCACGGGGTGTGACCTTGCTCACATCTGTAATGATCGGAGCGTAAGCCTCTTCATAACTAATATAGTTTAACATCCTACCACAAGGGCATTTCATTGCCACAACTCCCAGGGGAAAGCCAAAGTCATCCCTAGCAGTAAACTCAACCAGGGCATCGCATTCATCAGGGTCGCAAACAAATGTATATCTACTCCACATTAGTCAAAGTACCCTTCTGCCCATAGCCCTGATAGGAAGTCTGAGGCTTGTGTAAGGTTTCTATGTAGCCAAGGGTCATCGTCAGGATTCACGGTAGTTAAAGCAGAATCAATAGCAAGAACCATGTTATCTAAATCATCTCTCTCATAACCTAACATTAGTTCTCCTCATCCCACCAGTATTTGACTATTGTATTCAAGGTAGTGTGGATGTTACAATCACAATCCCCACCGTTCATATTTTCCATGTATTCGAGATGTTGCTCATTGTCCATGTACATCTCATTGACTAATTCGTCAATAGTTCTCATTGTTTGGGTCATGTATTAATTATCGCATGGTTTGGGGGAAATGTCAACTCTATCGTAAAGATTTTTTGGTTTGACATTTTGGGGGATCTTTTATAGTCTTCGTAAAGATTTTTTTATTTGACATTTTTATGTCCGATTTGTACTATTTGTTCCCCACGTGGATTTTGCGAAGTGTACGGGACTTGAACCCGTGATCTCTACCGTGACAGGGTAGCGCATTAACCAACTATGCTAACACTCCATGCGAGCAGTTTTAAATCTTGCTCAGGATTTTTTGTTATGCTAAAGACATAACATTTTGTACAACTTTTAGCAAACGATTTTTTTCTGCGTTAATCGCAGGGTCAAATCCTGATGCTGATGCGAGAATGGATTCGTTAGAACCACCACGAGCAGAACGATACCAATCAAGGCGTTCAGTTAGCGCATTGAAAGCACCCCATGAATTACCCGCAATCATTCCGTTAAACTCGCCTGTGTAAATGTCGTTAATGACATCAACTTTATTTTCCCACTTCTTTAGTGAACCCTTAGCATCTGTTTCTGGCTTAGGATAAGCAGCAAGAATAATTTTGTTGAAATCAAGAGCAGTGACTTCTTTCTCAATCATTGCCTTAGCCATGATGTCAAATTCGTCCATGTACTTATTAGCCATGCCAAGAGTTTCACGAGCAATAGCAACCTTACCGCTTGCTGTTTGTGTGTGACGAATCTTGAATGATTGCTTGATGCCATTCTTTTTCTTGATTGAACCAAGCGCAAGGTTAAGAGTGTTAGCGCATACAACACGAACTGGCGTGATGCTTGCTTGAATAGCGATTGAGCCATCGTGTGATGTGTTGATGAGCAAATAAGTCTTTACCTTATCGGCAACACCGCTAGGGTCAAGAACTGTTTCTCGCTCTAGTGCTAACGCACCGAATACAACACGACCACCCTTGATTGAGCCAGCCGTTTCCCAACGACCACCACCATCTAGAATGTTATCGCCAAATGAAAATAAATCTTCATTCTGTAAAACATGGTAACGCTCACCAACGACACCAAGAATGTCGGTCTGAGAATTATCTGTTGGGTTAGTACGCAAAACGTATTGGTACGCCTTGTCGCTTGTTAAATGTGAAGGGGTTTCCAAATCTTCAAGACGAACATTCCAACCATTAAGACTAGCAGCAGCCAGCATCTCTGATGTAGATTTTTCTTCTGTAAAGACTGTACCCAATCCATGCCAAGCAGGTTCACGGAAAGATGCGAATGATGCTTTTCCGTTTTGTGTTTCTAGGTCATGTGCCATGAGTTTTCTCTTTTCTGTTGTTGTTAATCTAAGTATACATGGGTGGACTGACAAAGTCAAATCGTATAAGTAAGCATGGGACAATTGGGGCATTTCGTAACTGTATCGTAAATCACAATGTGATCTTGATCATGTGGATAACCTGTGGATAAGCCCCACGTGGAATTTTTCACGGAATAATGAGAGAGCAGTTTATGTAGAGACATGCTCAGGTCCTTTAGTAGCCCCCTACTAAATATCTATTCTGTCAACACTGGATGACAACCAAGAAATATTATCTGAGTCGTATTGAACGGTATCAAAATCAATATCGTGAATTACATTCTGTGCAGACTCTTCATCACGAGCATTAACGGTGACTGAATACATAACTGTAACTTCTAATTCGAATTCTTTCGTTAATTCGAATCCAACGATTTCCGCAATCTCTTCTGCTTCTGACTCATTAATTGTTCCACTCTCAAGCGCTGAGAGAGTCCATGTCTGCATATCTTCTGTAATACGGTTACGCTCTGCAGAATCTGCATATGAGCGCTGAGTTACTTTTTGAATGTGGTCCTCAAGTTGAGCAATGCGCTCATCCTTGATTTTAATTTGAGACTGAAGGAATTCCTGTGTTGTGTTTGGTATTACTGTTACTGATGTTTCTGTTTGGTCCATGGGGGCCTCTTTCTGTTAGTTGGTTAATTCAATTGTACTGGGTGCCACTGACATTTGTCAAGGGCCCTTGCGGGGAGCAGTTTTGATACATACTCAGGTAGTTACACTTCTTGCAGTTGGTGTGAACTGGCTCTATAGTATTTCTATGATCGCCCTAATCAGCCTGGCGAATTCTCCACTCTATTTATTTAGCCACGCATTTCTGTGGTCGTGGTTGAGCAGTTTAGACTCATACTCAGGAGTTGTATCTAATTATAGATACTGAGCGATTGCGTTGTAGGTTGAGGTATTTACTGTTTCCTCATCTGTCATTTTCAGAATACGGATTGCGTTTTGGATTTCTTTCTTTGACTCACGATAAGTGCTGGAGTGAATTACCTCGAAGTCCTTTTCAGGCTCTGTTGGCAAATCCTTTTCCAATACTGTCAAGTCAAAGTCAATGTTAAGATTGTTTGACCAATTACGATAGTTGGTGCGGAAGTTTTCTGCTTTTGAGATGTTTGCTACTGCGTAGTCAATAACCTCTTTTTGCCAAGCCTTCTTAGCAATTTCGTATTGCGCTTCTTTTGCTGATTGTGTTGCGTAGTCTGCTTCTAGTGTAGCAAGTGCTTGCTCTAGTCCTGCGATTACACGAACTGTTGGGATTTTTACATTTATTGCTTTTGCTCTAGCCATCTGTTTATCTCTTTTCTTTTGTGGGTTATTAGTTGGGGGTGTTGAGTAGTTTTAATTCATACTCAGGAATAAACTATTTACTTACTTAGCCGTCCAAGTTGTATAACGAGTTGCGCCATTTACATCTAACTTTACACGAACATTTCCATTAGCCTGTGGTGTAATCTCTGTGATTACTCCGCTGACCTTTGACTTCTGTGTCGTGAAAGTATCTCCGACTTTGTAAGTTGCTGTTGCTACTGCCATTTTGTTTCTCTTTTCTGTTTAGGGGTTGTTATTTGGTTATACCTAAGTATAACATTTTGGGGATAAAAATGTCAAATCCATTTCGACATTTCTCACATTGTGAGATTATTTGCTTGTCTTGACCATAGCAAGGCGTTGTGCGCCATTTGCCAAGATTAGACTAACTCTGGTAACCTTATTAGACATTGGTGTAAAACCTGCGATACGACCTGTAACGCCTGTCTTGCTGGTTGTAAATAAATCACCAATTTGGTAAGTGTATCCGTGAAGTGTCATTGGGTCTTGCCTTTCTGTTGTGGGGGTTAATTGCTTATAGTATAATTCTAGCAGAAAAATGTCAGAAATGCCAATCAAGGGAGGGTTTTGGGGTGTGTCCTTAATCACATCTTAAAGGCGTGTCGCAACTTGACAAACCAAAAGTTTTGCCCACGTGGATCCTTGCAATTTTTATTGGTGAAAAAATAAAAGTATTAACAACCAAAATAAAAATATTAATTGCAAGGAATTCATTTATCTCATTTCTTAGTCGCAGAAAAAATTATGTCACTCTTAGAGTATACACACAATGAGCAAGAAACGCAAGCGGAGCCAGCGGATGAGATAAGTGGAATTTGTTTATTATTCTCAGGACACTTAGCAGCAGGCTTACCAATCATTTCTTTTACATCGGCTTGACCGATAGCAAAATTCTTAGCAAGGTATGCCATGCGAACACCGCTATTAATTTTTAGATCAACGGCAGTTTTAACATTCTCACTATCAGCAGAAAAGTAAAGTGATAGGTTTTCAATGTCTTTAAGGATTAGAGCAGCAGACTTAACACGAGTGTATACCCAGAATTGAATATCAGGATTAAGTTTGATTACATCGGACCAGGCAGTGGCATAAGTATCGTTAAAGAAATCTCCGTCCCAGTGAATGCGAAATAGCATAGGTGCGTCTTTCTTTATACAATCAGCCTTGAAATCAGCAATCATCTCAGCAATGAGATTAAGCATAGTTAAATAGTCTGCGTCTTTTAGCAGGGCCCAATTGTGTAATAGGTTAACCTTTACGGTTGGGAATACCTTTTCGAGTTTTCCTGCGTAGCATACGCTTTCACATACACTAGTGGCACCAGGGCACGAGAAAGCCTTTCCAGCAGGTAGGCCAAAGGTATTTGCGATACTTGCTTGTTTTCCATTAGAGGTGACGGCATTAGCGACCTTTCTGTCTTTAGATCTTTTTAGTTTAAGTGTATTAGTAGTCAAGGCCTAGACTCATTTCTAGAGCAATGTCTTCATTGTAGTGTGCGGACATTTCTTCTAGCAAGCAATGAGTACATTTTTCCTCATATGCGTCAACGGCATTTTCTTTACATTCAGGGCAGGTTGTTGCGTAGTATTCATCATAAAATTCATCTGCGATATTTCCCATGGGGCTATTCTCCTTTTTGTTGTTTATCTAATTGTAGCATTTCTGACTGACATTTTCTACCCTTGCGAGTATATTTCTTTTTAGAGGGTACGGCAGAGGCAGCGTTGCTACGGCGTAATTCCATAAGCCTGCGTAATTCCTCTGGATTTTTCTTCATAAATTAATCTTAGCATACATGGGGAAAAAATGTCAAATCTTAAACTGTGACAAATCTCACAGGGCGGGACGTGTAGCACGTGGCATTTTTGTGCGGGGAAGCACACAAAAATACTTTAACTATTCTTCATCTTCAATAAAAACATAAAACGGAATTGTATCAGTATAACTATACAAGATAACTTCTTTTTCACCAAATTCGTTTTGAGTTTCTACTGAATAGTTATCTCCTGTTGAATCACTTTCTAAATAAATAACTTCAACAATGTCATCACCAACTTTAATTAAATCGCCAATCATCAATTGGCTTGGTGTTAGATCATCAGCGTGAATTAGTTCCATAGCAATCATTGTATCAGACAATTTATTCCTCATCTTCATAGTTATCTACTGGGTCAATGAACCATGATAAGTGGTGTTGGTCTACAATAGCATGGGCAGGGGCATGACTCATACCCTTATAGAATACGCCTTCAGGCATAGCAATAAATCGGTCATAGTCCTCATCATAGTATGCGTCAATAGCATCTATGCAAGGTTGCACCATGCTTAGTGGTACTGGTGGATAGTGATTACCCTGTAAGTGATACGCTAACTGCGTTTCTAAATCTAATACGCTATCTGCTAATCCAATTGCTGTTACGCTTCCCATTATTATTTCTCCTCAATTTCTGCGACATAGGTTTCTAAATCTTCGGTTTTCCAATCAAACCAACGGACGGCATCTTCTTCGTTATCTGCCTCGATAGTTATGAAAGTAGTAAATTCGTATAGTGGCATTATGCTTTTACCTGTACCCTTCCGTCACGATAAAATACTTTGGTGTAACACTTTCCTGTTGGAGTGTAAAGATTAACTGTTGAGTATTCGTTAGCAAGTCCCCAATCAGTAAATCGAAAAAAACTTTCCCATGCGCCAAATTCATTTTCATAGCGTTGTTCCCAATGAGGTTGTGCCTCTGAGTCATACTGGCAAGTGATTAAGTATTCATAGTCCATTATTCTGCCTCTTTCGTTGTAAATAGTGCGCCTTCATTAAGTAAGCCTAACTCTAAATTAAACAATTCATCGCTATTAGCCTGAGACAAGTCTATCCAACCTGCGCCCTCGTTGTCAATTCTAAAAATTTCAATGTATCCCATTAGTGTTGTTCCTCGCAATTCTGTGTATAGTCAAACTCGTGGTAATAGCAACCCATAGCCTCGCCGTGGGCTTTACAAGTGTATTTAAATTGTGACTCATCACAACAAAATCTCATCTCATCTTTAATTAAATAAAACTCGTTTTCGTCAATGTATTCTTTTAGCATTAGTCATTTATCCTTACTGCGAGAATACGATAAGTATCTTTTAGATTAAGTGGGGCTGAGTAGTGAGGGCGAACCTGAACACGATAACTTTCTGTATCTGTTCCATACCAGACATCAGACTTTTCTGCTGAGATAATTTCTCCCTTTAGTGTGCGAGAGTGATAAGTTTTTCCTACAAGTAGGCTTTCGATAGTGTAGACATTTGCGGACATTTATTGCCTCTTTCTTTTTGTTGATAATTCTATCCTATCATAGGGGTCTGACATTTTCGGTTAGACACGCCGTATGCGGATAGACTTTCTTTTATTTATTTTTTCTTACTATGTAAGTCTAGCCTATTACTCATAAATTATCAACCTACTAGCGAGTAATCTTAAATAGTGAGACGCTCAAGTCGTGTGATTAATCTCACAAAATTTCGGGAGTGTCGTAACCAACATCATAAATCACCCTGTGTATAACCCTGTGGATAAACCCCACGTGAAATTTTGAGCAGTTTTTATTCATGCTCAGGAATTTATTTTATTTTTTAAGTCGTTCAGTTCGCAAAGCAACTTGAAGTCTGCGAATTTCTTTTTGTTGTTCTACATTTTGTTTCCAAAATAATAACATCATTGAAAGAGATCCAGCCAAAGCAATTACAATTGCAATTAGTGTTCCGTTATCTAAAATCATTTACTCATCTCCAATTCTTTATAGCAAGCAAGAGCAAATCTGTTTGCGTCAAATCTTGGATTATCTGTTTCAAACATTAGAGAAAATTCATCCACTAAATCAGCGAACAGCATTTCTCCTTGCTCATCAAAAACAGATGTAGCAAAGTAATTGCTAAGAATTTCGGCAACCTTTACATAGTCTTTACGAGTCATCATTATTCGGCCACCTTTAGAATTGCGTAGGACCCACGAGCATTTATCTCGTCAAGTGTTTCTTTTAGCGCAGGCGCTACTAAATCTTTTAGCATTCCCTCAAGCATAGCAATTAAATCTGAGTGAGGTATCGATAAGGCATGTTGTGCCACTGGATGAGTTTCATCAAACTCTGTTACGAACTTTAGTGAGTGTTCTACTTTTACCATTTATTTTATTTCCTATTCTTTTAGTTTGCTTCGGGTGTGTTAAATAAGTTTAAGTCTTGTTCCATACCGAAATCGCATACGCAAGTTTCGACATCGAAATTATCATTATCGCCAAAAAAGATTAAACCTGTTGAGTGGCATTCCTCGCAGGGAATTGTTAAGACGGAGTTTATCATTTATAGAACCGCCTTTCCTCTAAGAACACCGCTAACGCCTAAAGCGTCACACGACATTTTTACAGATACGCCAACAGGTAATTGTGTTGGATAAGTTGAGATGAATTGAGCAACCGCACCTTTAGAGGCAAGGCTGATTTTTTTGGTAGAACCTGTAAAGGTTTCTAGTGTTATAGTGTAAGTCATTTTGACTACCTTTCGTTTGTTTGTATAATTAAGTATAACAGGGGGGGCTGACAAATTAGGCACTTATTTGCTTAGGCTCACTGTGATACTGGTCACATTTATTTGCTAAGGCTCATTGCTTATTTATCTTTATTTAATTGTTATAGTAGCAATACTAGCAGATAAAAGTCAAAAAGTCAAATCGACACGCCGTAAAATGGGAAAATATTTGTGTGACCTTAAACACATTAGTTATCCACAGCCTGTGGAAAACGCCACGTGGAAAAATCGCAGTGTTTTATTTCTGCGATCTTTTTTATTTATTCTTTTACAAATAAATAAGCGCCATAAAATAAACAAATAAAAGAAAACCAAAACAATGCGTTACCGCTTACAAAAAAGTTATTCATTAGTTTCCTCAATTTCATTTAGCAATTCCCAAAGTATTGGTTCTAACGCAATTGCGCTTTCATCTAATTTTTGTTGGAGTGTTTTCATTTTTTATTCTCCTTATAAAGAAAATCCCAAGCCTTACGGCATAACACGATAGACTTACAGTTATCGCAACAGATAACCCCGTGAGGGTTAAGGTCTAAGTCATAGACATCAACGCTTGCTGATGTTGCGCCACATACTGAGGCGAGGTTTACATAGGTACTCATTATTTTACTCCTTCGAATAATTCTTTACACTTATTAGGATTTTCCCAATAAGGCTGACCCTCATGGTAGAGGGCGGGGGCTAATACAACCTGACCGCATGGGCATAGGTTCATTAAGCCTTTAGGGTAATCGCTTACAGTAGCGAATTTAGTCCAAATACTCATTTAGACACCTTCCATCTTGTCCACATAGGTAGACGCTCAGGGTCGGTATCATCATACCAACGCTCAATGTTATTTTCACAATCTTGGCAGAAAGTAAATTGCTCATCTCCAATTTCTGAGATAGCAGATTTCATAGGGTTATGCTCTGAAAACTCTGAGCATTTTGTTATTGTTAGTGTAGTCATTTTAGACCACCTTTCTTTAGAGGATTTCTTTACCTCATTTTTTCTTGATACTGTAAGTATAGCAGGGGGGTCTGACAAATTGAGGGGTATAAATGGGATAAATCGGACATTGTGAGGTGTATCACATGAGAGGTAGGTCACATTTATCGGGGGAATTATAACAATAGCGTAACAATCCTAGTAGTATCGGTGTGTCGACTTGACAAAATGGCACGTGCGATCAGTGTGGTATAAATCACATACGACACGCCGTGTTTGGACTTGACTTTTGGGGTATTGTGTGATAGTATTCTACTATAGAAAATAAAGAAAGGAATTCAAAATGAATTCACTAACATTAGAACAAAAAATCGCTAAGGCTGCCCACATGGTAGCAAATGGTCAGGTAGTGTCCTTTAGAGGAGCCTCTGCCGATACCTACATCAAGGTTGAGCGTATGGCTAACCGCATTAAGCAGGAGCGTGAGTTCCCACAGTGCCCATGCGGACAGTGTGACTAAGCACACACCAACACACCCCCAAATAGGGCTGGTTTTGTCAGTCCCCTAGTGTAGAATACTAAGTATAAGAATCAAACAAAGGACAGTAAATGATAAAAGACGAATTAAGAGATGAAGCCGTTAAGTTAGCAAAAGAGAAGTACGGCGATAACTGGTTAGCAGGTCTATGGGGTTGCGCTGGTGTATTACTAACAGAAAAAGATTTCAAGGTTATTATTAGCGTTATGGAGAAATAAGAATGAACCCTTTTACATCATTGATTGATTGGTTAGATGAGAACGCAGACTATGCCCCTATTGGAGCATTTATAGGCTTAGGCATAGCATTAGTGTTAGCCTTTACACTAGGAGCATAAGAACTATGTTATCCGAACGAGATAGACGAAGGGCACACCTCAAAAGCGGGGGAACAATAAGTAACTACGACAGAAGCCATTACAAGAAAGAAGAACAAATGATAAAAGCAACATTAACAACAACAATGGGTACTACTAAGGGTATGGAATTCGATACTAAGGAACACCTACTAGAGTTTATTGAATTGTTTGAGTCGGCACTACCATTAGGTACGGCAGTCAACATTGATGCGCCACTAGTAGGCATCCATAGTGGGTGGATACAGGGTAAGGCACCCAAAATCTAAGCAACTAGATAGATCAAACTAGTAGTGTGTCCGTTATGGGCGCACTATTTTTTTATGTTTTTATTCTCAATACTATGTATCATACATCTGGACAAAATATTCAGATTTTAGGCTATTTGGGTTTTGGGCATGGTATAGAAAGGCTCAATGAAAGAGGTGCTATAATTATATAGAGTTCTTGTAGGAGGAATTATGTTAACTAACTATTTTGAGGCTTCAGAAAAACCTGAGTTACTAGAGACGTTTATGGCCAAACTGGTTTTAAGCATAACTGTCGAAAAAGGTTTGGATCAAAGCGCAATGTCAGCCGATGAAAGACAGGAAGTTGGCATCACTATCACTCAAGAGTGGGCAGATGGTAAAACTTTGGTAGAGATGTATGATATCTTGTTTGAAAAATTTGGCTCTGAAGAAGAACAAGCAGATTATGCAAACTGGAAACTTTCCATCTAATTTTATTTTTCAGAATCATTAGGAGATCAATATGGGAATCTTAGATAATCTAGAAAATGCCTGGGATGACGAATTCTTATTCGAATCCAAGCCTATACCAGTAACAGACAATATGGGAAGGTCAATAGAAGAGCCCAACCTGGCTGTAAAATTATTTTCAGAAACCTGTTGCACAGAATGTGGTTGCAAAAATGGATAGCGATCAACAACAACTAACTCCAGAACAAGCACAAGCAATTTTATTATTTCAGATTGAGCAGAGAATAAGGTTTGCTATTGCAAAACAAGTTGAGAATAAATTTCACGGTATGTATCATAATGCGTCACACGATATAGCACAGTTTATAAGAAATAGCGCTTAAGGATAAGCAGATCCATCAGTTTTCTCAACATCACCAAATAACTCTGGGTTTAAGATAACTGGTTTGTCGACAGTTCCTCTAACAAACGAAGTAGAAAAATACCTATAGCCATCACTTGTAACTTCTGTGGTTCCATGTGGTATATTTCCACCATGCATAACTAAAGACCTGGCTTTTGGTTTGTGAGAAAAATCCAGGGATGGATAATGTATCTCTCCACCTAGATAATCGTCATTGTAATATATAACAATCCCATAACGAATATAGTAATCAATCTCTTTATTCCAATAGTCTTTATGTACTTCCATAAAGTTTCCACTTGGGTGTCTTTGCAACGAAACGTGATCAAAGTATAAAACATCGTCAAACAAGGTTTTTACTTTGTCGCTAATTTGATAAAAGACTGGTGGAAGTTCTCCTATTTTTTGCTTTCCAAAAAAGAAACCTTTTTCGTATTCTTCGTTATAAGATTTCCACCATTCAGCCTCATCTAAGGTTTTGCAATAGTTCAAAACCTCTTCTTGCTCTTGGATACTTACAAAGTCTTCAATCTCGTAAATGTCGGGGGATAGAAGGTTAACCTTCACTGGCTAATTCCCACATACGAATATCAACAAACCCATAACGAGATAGATCAGCCAACTCCTCAGTATCTGCTTCAATAACAAGTCTTACATTTGACTCGACATCAAACCCTGGCTCGTACTCTTTTTGGGCATTTGCCAGATATGCTTCTTGAATCTTTTCTAAAATTGGTTTGTAATAAAACTTAGGCAATTACGCCACCTGCTTTTAACTTGTCATAGATGTTTGACATCATAAAGCCAAGGCTTGGCTGTGATTGCTCAATTTGAGACTTTAGCGCTGTCTCATCTAGTCCAGCCTGGAGGCCTAATGCAAGATTATCTGCATTGATGCTTTCCATCATTATGTCTACTGCTTGTTCTTTTGTCATACCCATTCCTTTTCTTGGTCGTAAGTTACAGAGTACTCCCCTGTAAATATCTCTGCATAAGAGATGATATCTCTATTATACCTTATAAGGGTTTCTTTGCCAACTTTGTCACACAGGTACTTCCTACCATTGGTTAGTTCCTGGAACTTCATCCCCTGCCCTTCTAGGGCCTTATTAAGGGTATCCAAGTAACGTTCCTTGCCATAACGTTTTGACACAAATGATTGATCAACATAATCAAACCTTGCTTGTGCATCATTCTTTCTTGCAATGTCCGAATTGTCTATTATGTACCTTGTTGCAAAATGATCCATCCGTGTAGACCAGTTTCGCATGTTGTCGCTGTATTTCTCCATGTTCTTGAGAGTTGAGTCAGCGAAAGCCATGCGTATAAGGTCTTGTTCGGAGAGATCAGCCTCTATTGCGAAACTTATCAAAAAAGCGGTTGCGAAAGGAAACTTGTCGCTATATGTCGAAACGCCAAAGTGAACATTTGGATTAAACGACTCGACAGACATATTATCTTCCAAGAGTCGCATATGGTTTCCGAGAGATACAAACTCTTGTCGATTCATATCGCAGTCGACGAACAAACATTCTTCTGGATTGATCCCGTCGGCGAGACATAAAAGATTTTTATCGTACGAACCCACTATTTTCGAACCGTTAAAACGCTCTAGTAATTTTGCGGACATAAAACCATCCATGTCAGGGGATATAATAAGATTCGTCGAATGCTCTAGTGTGTTAAGTATCTCTGTTTTCATTTTATTCAAATACTCCTGTTATAATAATATAGTTATGACAATACAAGACTGGGCTTCCTTAATCGTAGCGATACTTACAATTGTATCATCAATCGCCTTTGCAATCAAGTGGATGGTAAAACATTATCTCAGCGAACTTAAGCCCAATTCTGGATCATCGATGAAAGACCAAATGTCAAGATTAGAGTTGGCTGTTCAGGAACAAAAAATTAATTCCGAAGAATCACGAGATCGCCAAGAAAGAAAACTAGACGAATTGTATAGAATTTTGCTTGAACATATTGCTAAAAATGACAAGAAGTAATTAAAATGATACCAAAGATTATTTGGCAAACTCACGAAAACAAATATAACGATCTGTTACCATTTCAAAAAGACATTACAAACACTTGGAAAAATCTAAATCCAGGGTGGGAATATAGATATGTCGGAGCAGAAGAAAGATCTTTGGCAGTAAAAGAATATGATGAATTTTTACATAGTTATTATTTAGAGTCTGCTAAAACACACCAATCAGATATTTGGAGATTAGTTACAATTTATAATCACGGAGGATTTTATTCCGATATGGATGCTGTATGTGTTAAAGGTATAGATGAAACATTATTAAATATTTATGACGGTAAAGACCTTGTATTTTCTCCAGAGGGATTTCAACATTCAGGTATAGGATCTTCAAATTTTGGCGCAGTAAAAAATAATAAAATTATTAAAGAAATGATAGATAAAATTATTTTAGAATATAGAAATACAGACATAAAAGATATTCCAAATTTACCTTTTGCATCTTTAGAAAATAGAATTGTATCAGAAGTAGCAATGAAAAACAAGGAATTAATATTTTTTAATAATGATTATTATAGTCACGCTGCTGAATACAAAACCTTGTTTAATAGTAATTTAGATGTTGTATTTAACAAAGAAAAAATTAATTATCACACACTTTGCATTAATATGAATTGGCCTATATACTATATATAAAGATAGTTTTTAAAACTATAAAGATAGTTCTTTTTTCTTATATATTTAAAGTATACACTATCGCAATCCTGGCTAAAACAGACTTATGGTATCAAATCGGACATTCTTTATTATAACAATTTGATAACTTTAAATATCAATGTCCATTTTGTCTATTATGGTATAATTTTATTACTGGCTAATACCTTGGTTTGTCCTATACCCACCAATCAAGGTATTAGTCTTTTTTATGGTATAATCACATTATGACTATGCATGGACCAGAGGTTTTTGGAGCAGATCCAGCCAGAATTAAATGGCAAATTGTTAGAGGCGACACCTCCCCACTTCGTGTTGAATTTTTAGATGATGATGAAACCACATATTTTGATACCTCTGATTGGACGTATGAGGCTACTTCTTATGATCCTCAATCTGATGCTCTTGATTCCCTGGAAATTACACCTGGAGCAGGATATGTAGACATTATGGCACCAGCATCAATTACAGAACTATGGGGTACTGGCTATAAAACAATAGTAACAGAACTAACCTTTGATCTACAGGTTACAATTGACTCAGACACAATCTGGACTCCTCTGATTGGAACCATCTCAGTAATTGGCGATGTTACAGGTAGCCTATAATGGCAGTAGTAAAAATTACAACCCCTAGACCTGAGTTACCATCAGTGGTTAGAATTAAAAACAAAACTTTTAAAGTAAATAAATAATCCCGTGAGATAATGTCCTTATGGCTGCTTCTAAATCTATGGACTTCCCTGGTGCAAAAAAATCTTCTTATGCTGCTCAAGTAGAGCAAAGTCAAATCTCTACATATCAAGAAAATACTCTTTCATTTCTACCAGTTCCTGGACCACAAGGTCCTCAAGGACCAGCAGGAAGAGATGGTAAAGATGGATTGCCAGGTCCTATAGGTCCAGAAGGACAAAAGGGGCAAAAGGGAGAAAAGGGAGCAACTGGACAAAACGGGTTAAGTTCTTTATCTTCTTCAGGACAACAGGCTGGTTGGGCCTCATATGAAAACACTATTGACAAACCAATAAAACTTGGAATCTCTCAAGGCGATGATGGGTGGGTGACATTGTCATTAGACACAAAAGAAAAAACTCAGAATGAGACATACCTTCCAAAAGGATGTACCAGTCTTTGGAACAGCCACCAGCGAGCCCTAAACTTTCATGGTATCAAAGAAGGATCCCAAGTATTTGTAACATATAACTTTGAACTAACGACATATACCGCTAATACAGAAGTTTGGCTAAGGACATATTTTGCAAGCAAAGACAAAGAGTTTGTCCAGTTGGTTGGGTCTTTTAAATATCAAAACGTTTATAACTTATCAGCAACACAGCAAATATTTATTGAAGATCAAGCCATGTGGGGCAATGGAGCAGTGCCTCAAATCAGAACAGACTTTGACTCATCCGTAATCCTCAATTCTGTCTACGTCAGCGTGGTATAATAAAACCATGGCATTTCCAGCGACCTATGACTTTAATTATTATAAGGGTGATACCTTTGAGTTTCGTATCTACCCGAAAAAGGACGACGGAACATCTCACCTTTTAGGTGCTTTTACAGTGCCAACAAATTTTGCAAATAGTCCAGACTATGCTTTGGACGTTTCAGCCCCATATGATAGCGCTCAGTTTACAATATCTACCGTTCGTGGATCTGCAGGAACCCCAATTAAATGTTTTGCTAAAATATCAGATGACGGAACATTTGTTCAGTGTGCAATTAGACCGTCTGACTCAGTAGAACTAAATGCTGGAACAGAGTATGTCTATGACGTTGAGGTAAGGGCAGCAGAAGGAAATTACGAAAATCCTTTTTATGAAAAAGTATACACGCTGATGACAGGCAAGATAACTATTACAGACCAAGTTACTGGAGCAAATCCAAATAACCGTCCAACACTTTCAAACTATAATATTAGAGGAGTCACAAAACCAGTTAAAGGAGCAACACCAGTTTCATCAGTATTTGAAACAGCAGAACATTCAGGAACAGTCTCCTGGTTTGAATCTAATGGAACAACTCCTTTGGTTGGAAATTTTGTTGCTTCAACAGTGTATCTTGCAAAAATTACAGTAAGTGCAAAGCAGCCATATTCTCTTATTGGAACTCCAGCAAATAAGTTTACAGTAGAACACGCAACACTTGTTACAAATCCAATTGACTCAGGAATAGTTACTGCAGTATTCCCTGCAACAGGTGCTTAATAATGGCAGACATACTATTATCAAATGATGATATGGCGGTCTTTGGTGGGCCAGCAGAAATAAAACTTGATTTAGATTTTGGACCACCAGGTGACCGTGGAAGTATTATTGTTGGCGTTCAGGGAGATCCAAGAAACGCTAGTGTAGCAAATTTAATTGCTCAAGATGTTCAAGCATTAGACCTTGCTGTTGATTATAGTCCAAGTTCAGATACATACAGAACAGTTTTTCAATATATCTCCACTCCATCAGGTACTCCTCAGTGGACTCCTCTTGTTAGTTTAAAAACAGATTTTTACTCAGATATAAAAGGTCCTTTTAGTCCAGTAAATGGAAAGATAACAATTCCACCAATCAATGTTACAGATATCTATGCTTTATCAGATGGGACTGTGAGTTCTTCCAGATTCAGCATTCAGTACTCAATATCTTCGTCAGAAACATCTGGACCACTAGCAACAAACCTTATAGTAAAAGACTTAATAACAACACAGGGATTCTTAGCACTACCACTTGAAATAAAGGGAGTAGAATATGTAGATGGAGTCTGGTCAGATATGACTGGGCCTAAACTTGTCCACCTATTTATTACGGTGGTATAATGAAAAAGGGTGATCTATAGTGGCAGCAGAAAATATTGACAATACCGTTAATGGTACTGGACTATTTAATGCCAAAATCCCAGGTCTTGGAGATGCAGCCGATATTCAGGCAGCGCTCAGACTATATCACTATGGATCCTATACTTATGATGGCGCAAATACAACACCATCAAACCTTGTATCCCCTTCAATAGCAAAACACCTTCAAAACCTTGTAGATGCCGACGCAGCAGAAATAGTAAATAGAGATGCAGCCATCGCAGCACACAATGCAGCCACAATAAATGTTCACGGAATAGCAAACACAGCCCTTCTTGCAACAAAAGCATATGTTGATTCTGGAATAGATAACTCTACCGTAAATCAGTCAACGCTTGCAGGAGTTGGAATTGACTGGAACTCAGGAACATTCCAATTTGATCTTGAGCCAAGCATTTCAAATACCTCAACAGTTATTACAAAAAATTCTAGTTTTACATTAGAGTTGGCAGATGTTAGCAAGACTATTCTTTTGTCAACATCTTCACCAATGAATTTAACTATCCCGCTAAATTCTTCAGTTGCAATTCCAGTTGGATATCAATATCATTTTATTGAATTTGGTTCAGAAAAAACAACTTTTGTTCCAGCATCTGGTGTGACTATTAATAGTAAAAATTCACAATTATTCTTAGATGGAAGATATAGCAAGGGAACTTTAATAAAAGTTGCAACAGATAGTTGGGTTTTGTATGGAGATATATATGAAGGTGTTGCTGTAGCAACTACTACAACCGCAGCACCGACAACCACTACAACTACTACAGCAGCGCCAGCCACTACAACTACTACAGCAGCGCCAGGAACTACATCTTCAACACCAGCACCAGCCACTACAACTACTACAACAACAGTCGCACCAGGAACTACATCTTCAACACCAGCAACAACTACAACCACGACTGCAGCAACAACAACTACAACTACGACTGTAGCGCCAGTAATTACACCAACAATTAGTTCTTTCTCTGCTCAGTGTGAAAACCCTGACGTAGGAGGATGTACCGATACACAAACACAACAGGCTATCTGGACAATATTTAACTATTCAAATGCATCATCTTATCAAATAACTGCGTCTCCTTCAACTGCTAATGGAAGCACTTATACAAGTAATGCTAACTCAGATACTGACGCATACCTTGGAATGGCAAACAAGGGAACAACTTATACTTTAACATTAACTGTTTATGCTTCTGACAATCAACAAGGAGCATCTGCTTCTTCAACAATAAGTTACACTGTTCCTTCAGGTGTCACTACAAGTACAACCACGACTACAACAACAACTGCTGCACCAACAAGTGGATATTTTGCCTCATTCTGTTCTAATGGAATTGCAATGACAGACGGAGGATCTCAGTATACATCCGTTGGAGCACTTGAAGCATGGATAAATGGTAATTATGAAAATGTAAGTAATGTTACTTACCAGCAAGGATCTGCTCCTGCACTACCAACTGGATGTGCTGGAACAACTACAACCACTACAACTACTCCAGCACCAACAGGAACAACTTATTATGCTTGCTGTACTAATGGAGCAGGAGTCAGTGGAACTTACGCTAACAGTAGTGCTGCAGTAACAGGTCTAAACGCTGCATGTGATGCAGATGAGCCAGGAATAGGAAATACTACACAGGGTGGGGTTTCTACAACACCAACTGGATGTAATCCTACTACAACTACTACAACAACAGTCGCACCAGGAACTACATCTTCAACACCAGCAACAACTACAACCACGACCGCAGCAACAACAACTACAACTACCGTAGCACCAGTAACATCAGGAGTCTGGTACACATATTGTGGCAGCGTAAGCGCAGGTTATAGTCCTGGAACAGTTGTCGGACCACTGTTTGAAGCAGGAACAACGTGTAGTGCGATATTTAATGAAATGACATCTATGGGAGAAATTGGTTCAGGATGGAACTGTGCAGCAGGAACATCAAATACACCTTCTGTTTCACCAGCAAGTTGTGGAGTAACTACTGCAACAACTACTACGACTGCAGCACCAACAACTACAACAACAACGACAGCAGCAACTACGACTGCAGCATCAACTTCGCCAGCACCAACAACTACTACGACCCCAGCACCAACAACTACAACAACTACGACAGCAGCAACTGGATGGTTTGCTTCATTCTGTACAAACGGAGTTGCAATATCAGACGGAGGATCTTCCTTTACAACTCAATCATCACTTGCTAATTGGATAAGTGGAAATTATGATGGCGTAAGCAATATTACTTATCAACAAGGGTCTGCACCAGCATTGCCAAATTGTACAACTACAACTGCAGCACCTCCATTCTTCCCATATTTTGCTCCTGCAACAACTACGACTGCAGCAACTACGACCCCAGCACCAACCACAACAACGACTGCAGCAACTACGACCCCAGCACCAACCACAACAACGACTGCAGCAACTACGACCCCAGCACCAACCACAACAACGACTGCAGCAACTACAACTGCAGCACCAACAACTACTACGACCGCAGCAACTACAACCGCAGCCACAACTGCAGCAACCACAACTGCAGCCACAACTGCAGCAACCACAACTGCAGCACCAACATCTGGGGTAACCTGTACATCGTTTGACGTATCTATTGGATGTTGTGCTTCTACTGGATGTAGTACTGGCTGTGGAAGCGGAGCAAGTTGTTCAAACCCACCATTTGATAGGTGTTTCGGAGGAGGATACAATTGTTAACAGATATAGATATACAGTTTGTTAGAGGAAACGACGGTATAAATGGAGTACCGTTAGTTTGGGTAATTGATGGACAATGCATATATGATATACCAACATGGAACGAATATAAAGAAATGTTTATGTCTAGCAATACAGTAATTGATGTATCTCAAAGTTATCCAAATCATGACGGGATAACAGTTAGATTTATTAAAGATGGATCAATGATCAATGAATTACAAACTTCTGAATATTTTGGAAGCGTCTTATTAAGCAATCCATTAGTTCTTGATTTAAGAGACTACCCATATGGAAGATATGTTCAATCTCCAAATGCCACTTTTGACGGAGAAAAATTTACTATAACGAATAGAGACATGGCAGATTTAATTCCTTGGGCTCCAACACAGCCACAATACACTGAGTGATATCGTGTATAATAGAATAACAACTATTTAGGGAGAACAAATGTCAAAGTCAGCATGGGAAAAATATAAAGAAAAAAATGGAGTAACTCCATTAGACTTACTAAACCCAATGACAAAACATGCTGCCGATGATTTAGCAGCATCAAGAATGTCAATATGTAGAGCATGCCCAGAGTTAATTTCTTTAACCTCTCAATGCAAAAAGTGTGGATGCATTATGTCTATAAAAACTAAACTTGAAGCAGCCAAGTGTCCAATAGGTAAGTGGTAATATGAAATATCAATACAAAATATCAATGGCACAAATTGACCCCAATGGTCTTTGTAATGTAGGCTGTTGGTTTTGTCCAGTAAGATATGCAGAAAATCCTTTGGCACAAAGAACAAATATGCCAATTGAAACCTTTGAAAGCATTATTAATCAACTTGTTGCAGGTAAAGGCACGTTTGTTTCTGATAATTTTGATTTTATATATACGGCACACTACAACGAAGTTCTTCTTTATAAGTACTTTCCAGAAATGCTAGAGGTTTTAAGAAAAAACAAGATAAGAACCATTGTGTTAACTAATGGAACGCCACTAACTAAAGCAAGAACTGACCTTATTAGAGAATATCAAGATGTTGTTCATGGTATTTGTTTTAATATTCCTGCATCAGATCCAGAAGAATGGGCAAAAGCAACAGGAAAACCCGTAAAAATGTTTGATAAATTAATAGAGCAGGTGACATATGCGGTAGAGCAGTTGCCAGATATGGTAACAAGCAAAGCCATGTCAATACAAGTAAACGGTATTAATAAAAATTCTCTTGTAGAGTATGGTGGTTGGATTCAACAGTTAAAAAATGCTCCAGAAATGGACATAGATCTTGAAACTGGATTACTTGCAAGAATGACAAATGGTTGGAGAGAAAAGTTTCCTGGACTACAAGTATACGAAATGCCATACCTTGTAGATAGAAATGGTCACTTAGATACTCATCAAATTATTACAAATAAGGCTGCTATTGAGAGCAAAGAGAAAAAAGGCAAGGAAAGAGTAGTTGGTTGTGGTAACGGAAGAGAAGTAGGTGGCAGACCAAATGGATGGCTACACGTTGCTGCTAATGGAGACACCTTTATTTGTTGTAATGACTACGATTTTGAAACGGTATTTGGAAATATAAACGATAAGCCAATTAGCGATATATGGATGAGCATTGAGCATAAGTTAATGACAGTTAAGTCATTTGAAAACTTCTGCAGAACATGCGTTCATGCGATTTGGGGTGACTAATGGCCAGCATATTTGTTCAGATAGCAGCATATAGAGATTTAGAGGTAACCCCTACAATTCTAGATGCAATAAAGCAGTCATCTGGGAACCACACAATTAATTTTGGTGTTCACACAGTTTATGTAGATGAATCAGAGATTAATGTTCCTGATTTGCCTAATGTTAAGCATGCTGAAAGCAAGGCTCCAGAAAATATTGGTTTGGGAATCGGAAGAGCCCTTGCTCATCAATTTTATGATGGCGAAGATTATTATCTTCAATGCGACTCACATTCTAGATTTATTAGTGGTTGGGACGAAGTTGCCATAAACTCGGTTTTAAATTATCAAATTCAGGGAATTCACAAACCACTTCTTACAATGTACCCAGCAAATTACTGGTATCCATCTGCAACCGCTAAGTTTGTAGAAAAAGATTTTCTACCACCTGGCCACTTATCTAATATCTCATTTCATGAAAAGCCAGATCAGTTTAGGCTAACAAGAATTCCACAACAAACAGCAATGCCGATCCTCGATGGAAATAGATTTGTAAAGTCAGTATCTGGAGGATCAATATTTACTGTTAAAGGATTTTTACCTTTCAACACAGACATTGCATTTTACGGAGAAGAAATATGGTTGGCAGCAAGGGCCTACACGCATGGGTATGACATATTAGTTCCTGATGAGCAGTATATGTATCATCTTTACTATAATCACAACATTGCAGGTGAAATAAATAAGAGAAAGATTCTTTGGACAGACTACCCTGATGAATTTAACCGTTTAGATTTAGTATCTAAACAATTAATCTATAAAACTTTAACAGAAGGAACAGTTGGAGATATGTTGCTTGGAAATGAAAGAACTCTTCTAGAATATGGAACATTTGCTGGGCTTGATTTTATAAATGGTGAAATAGTTGAAAACTGCTAGCGTAGTTTTGACTGGATCATTTGGTTATGTTGGATCAGCAACAAAAGAACTTTTAATAAAAAATGGATATAACGTTATAGAGTTTGATAAAAAAAATAACAATGACACAAGAAACATATTTAAACTATTTTGTTTGTCTTTAAAAAAACCAAAAGCAATAATTCACCTGTCTGCTAAAAAATCAATTACAGAGTCTGTAAAAAACCCTATTCTTTATTATTTAAACAATATAGGATCTACCTTGTCTGTTGCTTTAGTTTCTAAGGTTTTAAATATACCAGTTATATTTGCATCCTCTGCAGCAATATATAATCCATACAACCCATATGCCAAATCAAAACTTTTAGAAGAAAAAATATTAAAAATTTTATGTAAAAAACTTGTTATTTTAAGATATTTTAACATTGTTGGAAAATCTGACAAAATAAAGGATGAGCAAGGTGGAAACATATTTTCAATAATTAGTAAAAATCCAAATATAAACATTAATAGCGTTTCTTCAACAAGAGACTATGTCCATATTTTAGATATAGCAAAAGCCAATGTACTATCTATTGAGTATCTTAAGGATAACGACTTTTTGCTTACAGATATTTTTACTGGAAACCAGTTTACTATGATTGATCTGGTAAACGAGTATAAGGCTAATGGTGTTACTATTACTTATACCGTTTTAAATTTGCCAGACCTAACAGTTCTATCAGAAATAGATAACAGAGATCTTCTTGGCTGGTTCCCTTCTTACACTTTCTCAGATGGGGTTAAGTCAGAAGTTAATTTTAGATAATAAAATACCCCCAAGGATTTCTCCAAGGGGGTATATTATTTTATAGATTATTTAGGAAATTTATTCATCCACATTCTGGTCTTTGGAGTAATGCCCTTCCAAGAAGACCAATCTTCTCCACCATTTGTCATGTAGTATGCAATCTCTGCATTCTTGACGGGGTTGAAGAGTTCGGCATTAGAGTCAAGATCAAACTTAGTCCTACGATCAGGACCAAGGGTATCAATCATATTGATTTGGAACATTCCATAAGATGAATCACCAGTCTTGTGGTTGCCATTAAAAGCCAGTGGTCGCCCATTAGACTCCTTTTTAGCAACTGCCCAAGCAACTACAAGGTCTTTACCCTTGAATCCTACTAGCGAAAGCAGTTCCTTTAGTTCTAAATCAGTCAGAGAAACCTTGTTCTCAAAACTCTCTAGTTTTTTTGCTTTAGAAACCAAAAAAACCTCTTTCGAGGCGGTTTCCGATGTCTGAGCCTGTTCTATGCTCAAGTTGTTTTTAGTATCAAGACCCGAATCAGCATTGGCTCCGTTCGACAAAACAGTTACTAATGCTACGATACTGAGTGTGCTAATGATCTCTTTGTTTCTTTCGATAAATTTAATCATAGTTTCCTCCTTAGAAAACAATAACACCTTGG